TGTATTTCTCGGGCACATAGTCATGAGGATTGAGTAATACTCTTACCTTCCTCTTGATTACAAAGTCAGATACCTCATCTGGAGGTTGGGGAAGTCCTACATCGGTTTTACCCGAACGTATGGCATCTTCAAATTCCTTTAACCCATCCAGATACTTCTTCCACTCTGACTCAAGCTGAGAGTTGTATGCTTTTACCTCCTCTTTAGTTAAAGATGGATTTGAAGCTATCTTCTGCTGAGCATCAGTAAGGGATTCATATACCGTGGGTTTTGGAGTAGTACTCCTTATCTCCCTACATACCGATGTACTGGGTACTACAGCCCTTTCAACTTTTGCTATACGAGTTACATCCCTTTGGAACCTTAGAAGGTCAGGTTTGTTCTCTCTTACATAAGCATCTGGCTTACAAGGGTCATCATTCGTAGGTACACATTGTACTACGTCTGTTTCAATAGTTTTAGTATCAGGGTCAACACTTGAGGCTTTACCAGCTTCTATACTTTGAACGTATTTAGTTTGAACCCTGAACTCAAGCAATTCTCCGGTTCCCCCTGCATAAGTATATACAAATACAGCTTTACCGGATTGCTTCCCATTATGTATCTCTACTTGGTTATCACGAGTGTCCACAAAGTTAGGACCACCAGACATGGCTTTAGCTATGCCCACTAACTGAGAGTATTTGTTTAAGAAGGTTGCCGAACCCACAATTGCAGTACCCTCTGCGAATGTAGCCGGTATCGTTCTCAACTTATATCTATCTGGGTCCTGTGCTGGTTTAGATAAGTTCTCCGGGGATAGCTTAAGTATGTTTACCCCTACCAACCCATCATCCAATTTCTCGGAGCTTTGTATTTTCATATAGCAAGGTAAGCAAGGCTTACTTTTCTCGTTGCTCTGTTTTGCCATCACAAGGTTGATTATCTGTTATCACCAAAGCCGTACCAGCTTTCTCTGCATAGTCAGTCACTATTAACGGCATCTTACCGAGTGCTAACTCCTTAAAGACATCCAGATATTCAGTTTTATTGCCCACAAACTTAGAAGGCTCAGCTTCCAAGAACATTTTTGCATCTGCAAACTCTATGGTAAACTTTACCCCCTCAGGAGTGAATTCTATTTGATGACTCTTTACATTCACTAATCTTACAGGACCAGATTTGAAAGAGCCATCGCTGAATATCCATCCCCACTGTATCTTCAAAGGCATCTTGAATTGTAGAGAGGGATGGTCTACAATTCCTACAAAGTCAGTTACTATAGTAAACTTACCTTTGTCACCTTTACCTTCAGTATATTTGTAGTTAAAGTTCTCGACTTCCATACCGATGGGCAGACCATTGAATTCATCCATAATAGAAGAACCTGCCCCATCGAATATAGCCAGGTATGGTGTACCATTACCGTTTACGAGAATGGGTTTGCTATCCTCCATAATTAGGAATGATTAACTCCATATCAGCATGAAGGTCTTCAAAAGGATTTAGTATATCATTGGCATCTGCAATGACTCCCCACATCCCAGAATCTCCATAATACTTGAAAGCAATGTTCTGTATGGTTTCTCCTTCCAGTACCGAATGGATTATATGGTCAGAAGATATGGATGAGATATTTCTTTCCAGGGATATATCCCCATCATGAAACTTTATTACATAACTGTCCTCATAGGGACTTGTTCCAGGAATAGTTACCATGATAATTTAATTTTGTGTGCCTATTCTCTCGGTATCGGAATTTTCTAGAGAATCTACCTCCCCACCATCTATAATTACTCCAGGAGTATATTGCAACTTACTAACAGGGATGATTTCCTCCCAGGTTCGGTTGTTCTTAGTTACCCTTTTGAAAGTGAGGGTTTGAGTTGCACAGTTAGGCAATAGCTTAAGATTATAAGGTTGGCTAACCGTATTAGTTATCCTCTGGCCGGTATCTGGGTCATTATCGTACCTCCTCATCATACGAGAAGCATTCTGGAAGTGAGTCAGCTCATAAGGAGCTGCAGCCAGTATGAAGAGGTCATCTTCGAATAACCCCGAATTACCCCACTGGATACGTAATGTAGGAGGTGATGCTGAATACCCATCGGCTCTTGCCCATGATTCCAAGAGTCGGCATTTATTAACCACATCATCTCTGTGGTCCGCATCTACTGAATACCAAGAGATATCAAAAGTTATAGTGTCTTCTCCCCCCGTGTAGAAGTAGAAAGGATTGTTACGACCCATGGATTTAACTGCTGCCCAAGTTGCAGCAGGCTCTACCCTCAATCTGTCAGGACGATTTTGAATTACTAAACTGATTGCAGGTGATACATTCAAATTAGCAATTACAATATCGTTCTTAATGAGTTCCGAAGTAAACTTGTTGGCTATGGTATAATCTACAGACTTAGCCTTAAGTACTTTATCGGGGTTAATACCTGCTGTCTTTGCAGCAATTATGTTTTGATACCATTCGCTTTGAGTTTGAGCTAATGAATAAGAACCTTTCCTGGCTACATGTGCATTTTGAGCATCATATACTTTTCCAAGTTTATTTGGTTCTGCCTTAGCCATTGGAGAAGTAGCCCTGTTAATGAGTATCAGGGCTCTCCATACCTTATTAAGGGGAGATTGGAATATTCTCCCCTGCTCAAGTTCTGTTATTTCTTGAGCTACCTTTCCAACAGGCTTTCCTATGAGTGATGCCATAATTGTTTAGTTTACTCCAGCTGCTACATTTATTTCTGCATCCCTATCTCCGAGATACTCCTCAAGGAACTTCTTACCATCCATATTGATAGTTAAGTGAGTACCCTTATTATCTCGTTGATTGAGTCTTTCAGCATATAATCCGAGAGTCTGCACTAACCATCTCATCTCTTGTATAGTTAGCATTTGAAGATTATCCTTTTGTTTATATCCTTCTCGGCTAGCTTTGATGGCTGATGCTAAGTCATTTGTAGCCCTGGTATTTTCATCCTGAGCAGACTTATTACCTTTGATAGCACTGTATATCATTGGTCCGAATATGGATATACCTGTGATAGCTAATCCAAGTGGACCACAAAATAAGCCTACTATTCTTGAACCGAATCCGAGTAATCCTCTGCCTACAGAAGCAAGAGCACCTCTGGATGCAGCACCAGCTGCAGCTCCAGCACCTCCCATAAGACTACGGGTCATCTTACTTGCATCAGTAGTAGTTACCATAGCTGCCGGTACAGGAGTCCATCCAGAAGCTCCTCTACCAGTATTTGCATAATACCTACCATTAGCTCCCATTTTTGCTGGAGTGTTGCCATTGTAGTAGTAAACAGGCATACCTCCAATAGCAGCCACGGTTGCAGCACTTGCCCTAATACCAGCTTCCCTTTGAGCCATGATAGCTCTCTCCATGTTGAGATAACCCTGAGCAGATATGGTGGCTTGATTCCATCCCCCTATCATGAGTCTTACCATGGTTCGGAATGAAACCTGAGAGTCTCCGTTGAGTAATAACCAACGAGCTCTTAGTCCCATCCAGATAGAACCTATCTTTAACCCGACAGCCGCAATAGCAGCAAATCCGGCTATCCAAGGTCCGAAAGGAGTTGCCATCAAATCTCGGAGTTGAGATATTGCCCAACCAACCATATCGAGGAATCCCATTATTATAGGATTCTTACCAAGTGCCTTACTAAAGGTAGTCATAAGGTTCTCTGCAGCAGACTGAACAATATCAATCTTACCTGCAAGAGTTTCCATTCGTTTTCTCACTACCTCTTCAGCAAACCCGGCAGAATTGTTTTGTATCTTGTTTAGCAGGTCAAAGTAACCCTCGGTATCCCGCATGATTGCAACTGCTGCACGCATACCACGTACACCGAAGATACTCTTGAATACAGCATTCTGGTCTACAGTAGATAAACCCTGAGTAGCTGTACCAATCTTTTCCAATATGACAGCAAAATCCTGAAGGTCTCCGTTAGCATCTACAAAGTCCTGTTTACCCAGTCCCAGTTTTGCCAGGGCTTTAGCTCCTTTGAAGTTAGGGTTGGTTATAGACTGGGTCAGGTAGTCAGCCATATTTCGTATAGAAGTACCTGCCATGGAACCTTGTATACCTGCATTACCTAAGGTACCAATCATTGCAGCTACTTGTGGTAACTGTTGTTTCAGAGTTACCATCGATGCAGCCGAGTATTTGATTGACTCAGCTAAGTCAGTCATTGATACGTTGGATGACAGGGCAGCTTTAGTAAGCTGGTCACCAACTATATCAGCAGCCTGTTGACCCTCAAGTTTGAAGGTCCTCATGATATTGGTTAATAAGTCGGCAGTACCTCCTTTACCTCCCAATTCCATGCCGGTAGCATTGGCCATCATAGCAGCACCAGATATCATTTCCTGAATCTGATTTGCATCATTACCGGCCATTGCCAAGTATTTCATACCTGAAGCTATATCCCTTGACATGAACATGGTCCTTAAACCCAATGTCTGAGCTGTTTCTGATAACCCAGATATTTGGTTTTCGGTGGCTCCCGAGATAGCACCTACGGTAGTCATCATGTCAATGAAGTCTGCTCCAGTCTCAATGGTAGTAGTTAACGTTGACACAATTGAGTTAGCTACACCACTTGCCATGTTAGCGTACGACTGAACTGCAGTTAAGTTAGCCTGTACAGCATTTTTGGCATCCCTATGTAAACCTCGTATAACCGAGCTGGCTTCTCTTGCCTGATTTGAAAACCTATCCTGAAGGACAAGAGCTACGCCTATCTCGAGTTGTCCTGCAGAAGGACTACCACTTGTAAAAGCCATATAGTTTCAGATTTAACGAACAAAAGAGAGATGGCCCTAAGAATGGACCCTCTCCTTTTCAAGTTGTTCATAATAATTGGAGGCGGCTTCTATAAATTTCTTCCTGCGCCGCCAGGGGAGTTTTGCTAGAGTATTAAAGTCAATACTAATCTTTGCCTTTATTATGTATAAATATACATCCTCTAGCTCTCCCTGGGGTAGAAAAAATTATCCACAGCCATTACCGGTACCATGATTCTCTGTTTCGTTTCCGGGTCCTCGATTTGAGTAGTACCGTTGAATACGGGGTCCATGCCTTTGACTGCAGAACGGATATCCATCATATCCTGAGAAGAAAAGAGTCGGAAGTTCTTTACCGGCTCGTAGTTTTCTCCCACCTTCAGTTGGAGGTTACGTGCAACCAGTTCCTGATTCTTCGTTCTCTCCTTTGCTGGAAGATTCATTACATAGGATTCACCCTCTGCACTGAGTAGGTCGAAGCAAAGCTCTTTACCGCTTTTGGTAGTTATCTGAATACCCTTGCTTTGCTTTGGTACCGGATAGAAAGGAATTGCATTTGGCTTTGCTTCCATCTCTTCCATAGTTGGGATTGTACCATAGTCGAAGAGGAACTCTTCCTGAAGGTCTACTTCGTAATCTATGGTTCGTACCTGACCCTCTGCTGGGCCTTCCCAATCATAACTGAAATCAAGAATCTTGCCCAATGAGAAGATTCGTGAGTTCAACATGATTGCATACCGGTCAAGTGAGGGCATCTTCTGTACATCCTCTGCACTCAGCAATCTATTTGCTGTAATGTCTGTGTCAGTTACTATACCAGAGATGAACTTAGATATGTTCATAAATGTTCTGGCATCTACAGGGTTTGAGAGGATGTCATCATCCTCTCCATTCTGTTCCCTTATGGTTACTTCGTAACCACTGGGGAGTTTGAGGGTAAATTTCTTACCGTAAAGGGTTTGGTCTTCCATGTTGTTGAGTTGTTAAGTGTATTCCGATTAATATAATCTTTGATAACGAAAAAAGGGAGAGTTCATTGCAGAGCTCTCCCTTGGTGATTAACTTATTACAGCTTCTCGCAAGTATCTACAGAGAACTCAAGTTCCTCCAGAGTGTTGTCCGAACTCATTCGGTCTAAGTCCTGTCCATTTACTTTGCAAGGCCATACTCCGGTACAAGTCCAAGAGTTAAGGATAGATACGCCATCCTCGGCCAGCTCGTTGATGAGTACTGTTTCCTTATACTTACTTGGGGTTAAACCTCCACCGAGCAGCATATCCTGAACCGACATCAGCCAGTCCCATAACCAGGTATCAGAGCCCGAAGTTGTTTCCAACTTTGAAGCAGTTAGGTTTCCCACAGATACCCGGCCGCCTGTTTTTACATCGTAGTTTACATCCCCGTGTGATACCTGTTCAATACTGATTTCGGGAATACCCACCTTCTGAAAGAGGAATGCGTTTATTGGATGCTTGACAAATATGATTTGCCATAAAAACTTCTTCCTCGGGTTTTTTACTTTAGCTCCTGCCATAGTATTATCTTATTTATTGGTTAGTTTTACTGGGCAGAGATGGATATTTCACCGGTGCTCTTATTCATAGCAATGTCGATGATGACATCCATTTCGATGTCCTGCATTGGAACAACTTCTTTGTACTTCAGCTGAGCCTTGTACTTACCCTGGCGGACATCGGCCTCGTTGTTAACCTGAAGGTCTTCGTAGCTCTGAGCATCCTGGTCACCCAGCCACTCGTATGAGGTAATGGCATTGCGGGTTTGCAGGTCGTCCAGAATATCCTTTGCTTCGTGGTATATTCTTTTCCACGACTCGAAGGTATTTGGCTCTTCGATGTAGCTCTCCAGAATAGGCCGGAGATTCTTCTTCAGATACAAGTTGAGACGTACAATGGAAATGAATTTCTCGGAATCATCCACCGGATTAGAGGTGAAACCATGCCAAAGCATAGTTCGCTGACCCTGAGTACGAGTGTTCTTGATTACGAACAGGTTCATGTACCACTGAGCGAACTCGTTAAGAGTATCTACATCAGCAGGACCTCCGAGGTTCTTCATTACCGGACCGAGTGCCGAGGTTATTACACCACGGTTCATACCGGAGAATGAGTACCACGGTCCGTAGGTAGAAGCACATGTTGCATCCAGTCCGGCTACCGAACCAAGTACATCGCATTTCTGGAGAGAACCGTTTTCGTTGTAGTACTTGATACCACCGCCGAAGTATGCTACTTCCTTCTTTGCCCCGATAGCCTGCACCAGAGCTTTCAGAGCAGAGAGAGTCTCTGCTACCGTGGCTGGTGTACGAGTGCCCGGAGCATATTTCGGTACCTCCACATACAGCATGTTCTCGAACGTATTGTGAACATCAGTTCCTACCGATATATACACTTTTGTGTAGTCATTGGGCAGATGCTGATGGATATGGGAAAGGATTATCGAGTATGCTTCGTAGTAAGCTTTGCTGGCCTGATAAGCCGAAAGCCACTCATTAGCCGTAGGAGTTGTACCTGCACTACCCTCCGAGCATTCCATGTATACATTTGAATCACTGGGTTCATCGGCACCTACAGTTCCGGAAGTAATCTTACCTATAGTAATCATCGAGTTCCAATTAGAGAACTGACGAAGAATAGATATGATATCTTCCATTGTTTGGATACCGGTAGCCAGGCTCTTCATAGTACCCTGTCCATCTCCTTCTTTACCCTTAATGGCTTCGAAGGTAATATTAGGAGCATTGTCCAGGAAGTTCTGGAGAGTATTCACGTTGATAGAGGGGTTAGTTACTCCCTCGGCGGTGTTTGCAGATACAGCCGAGAAGAACAGCATTTCATTAAGTATGCTGTCATAAGTGGGTACATTGGAGGTTTCATCCCTTGCACCGTACTGAATAATGCTTGCACGGAGAGTTGGTTCCGTGGACATATTCAGTTTCAGATAGAAAGGACGGTTGAGATTTAACCCCGTATCGTCCAATACCGGGGAACCTGCTTCCTTAGTACGGATAGCCATGTGCATAGTCAGGCTGTTCTCAGCACCACTCGGGTCGGAGATTACTATAGAGATTACGGAAGACCCGTCAGGAACAGTTACCGAAGGTACTGCCCGTCCCTCTGACCTAATTACAGTCATGGGTTTTGCCCATCCGTAAGTAGCCTCCTTACCAGCTACTCGGGATACCCGGACTTTTGCACCCATTTCAAGGGCTTTAAGTATGTTCGATACCGAACCATCCGGAACTATTTCCGAACCGAAGATGCGAGCGAACTGTGAGGGGCTTGAAATCAGGTCCTGAGGGTCTTCGAACGGGCCCTTGGTAGTACGAGCTACCATGTTGATTACGCCCAACGGAGGCACACTCGATTGTACATTTAGGTTCTTGAAGTTGAACCTAACTCTTGGAGTCTGTGGCATATTGTTATTGATTAAGGTTAATTGAATTCTTTATTCTTGGGGTCTCCTCTGAATATACCAGAGTTTTTCTCCACTTGGAGTATCTACCTGAACCTTGTTACCCTATTTAGATTCCTCACTGGTATTCAGAGTCAGATGTATTTTAGTAGAACCTACCTCGGTAGCATATTTATTACTACCGTCTTCGCTAGGATAACGGTTTAAGGCAATAAGTAGATAAGTATCACCATTCTCATCAGTACCTAACAGTTTGAACCTCTTTTTCAATACTACATTGCCATCGGTATCATAAGAAGATATATTTGAATCTATATAATCCAAAATACCCAGGAGTATATGGAGGTTTTTACCATGACGATTCCTCATGTCGTTTTTCCTAACAACTTCCGTTATTAGGTTTTTAACTCTTCTTTAGCCATACGTTTGATTAGTTAGCATATTCAAAGAAGCCACTCCACTAACCTTAAAGTATGAACCTTTATTGATAGGTGGTAGAGGGGGGGTCGGGTTCTTTGGGAACCTTCAGAGTGTAATCGGCATTTTCTAGAAGCACAGAAATATCTTTTATTGGAGTAATTACCTCTGGGGGAGTATTTCCCTCTAAGAGGCAATCCTGTACTTCAAATTGGTATACCTTTTCCATTAACCCGTTATCCAAATCCGGCATGTTATAAAAATTAACTATCCGGAGGAATATATTCCCCGTGAATAAAAACTTGGGCTCATCGTAGGGTTTTAGGTAGCCTCTTTGAGGAACTGCCCAGAACATAATCTGATGCAACAATCTCATGTGTTCTGCAGAGTGTGCACACAGCCGTATGTTCATGTATTGTGATAGGGTTTCAAAGGCTACTTCTGTTGCAGTGTAGCCTATGCCCTCTTCTTTCTCGATTACCTGTTTCGGTAGTCCGATATCTCCAGGATAAAATCCTTCTGAATCAACTACGATACGAGGGGTTTCTTTAATACCTCGGGAGTGGTTATTACCCACTCCAAATATACCGACGTAGAAACCCTTATCATCGGTAATCTTTTTGAGGTCTTCCTGGAAGCGTTTTGCATTCGCTTCACTTGTTGGGAGATAGTCTTCTGGGTTTATAGTGTAGCCCAACCTTATAGCCATGTTTAATAAGGCCACGTATATGGACCTCTCTATAATTTCCTGAGAATTTACCATTTTACTTGATTGGGTCTTACACCATACTTTTGAAGTTCTTTACGTATCTCCGTTAGGATAAGTTGCTTGAGCTTATTCTTACCACCAGCGGCTTTGAGAGATGGTGCCCACACGGGCCGGGGTGGAATCCTATCATCATTGGAACCGAATTCCAACATCATAGCTAGTTGGTTCATAGTTAGCTTCTTCTGTGAAGAGCGTCTGGTTCTAATGGGTAATCCTATTAGAACCCTCGATTTATATCTAAACAACCCAACTGACCTGGAATACAGGCCAGTCAGGTTATAGATTGGGTGTTGTCCATACCTTTCGATGGTTGAAGGAGCCAAGGGTTGCCATGTTACTCCTCCACCTACTGGCGGTATTCCCAAAGTTAGTGACTTCTTTACGATTGCAAGGAGGTTGCGTGAGAATTTACTCACGGCTTTATCATATCCCCTCTGCATACTTGGCCCAAGGTTACTGACTAAGGATTCTACCTTTTGCCATTCACCATTGAGCTTTACCTGAAGAACAAGGTCAGATACTTTGGGAAGTGTGATATTAACCTTCCTTGCCATTTGTTAAAAATGTTTACCGTAAAAAGCTTTCAGTTCTGTATATGCAGTTCTGATTACACCATCCTTGTGATAATGGAACTCACCAGCATATCCCTCTACTCCCCCGAGTTTGTTTGCCCATTTTTCTGTCCAAAAGTCGTAGTAGTTATTAGCACTGTTGTGGAACAAGCAGTGCAAGCCACTACATAGGCCAACCGTTGGTAGATATAATGGGCCCAAAATTCGGGATTGTATACAATGGCCAAACTCGTGGTCATATACCGGCTCCTTTAATCCGGACTTCTCTGAAAGGAAGATGTAGTTTCCTAAACTTACACCGCCATTCATTGTGGGAGCCACATAGAAAGCAGTGTTTCTTTGTTTAAGGCTTCTTTTCTCACCTTTTAGAACTATCCGGTATATAAGTCCGGCAAAGTTTTGTGGTAATTGCCAAATATACAAAAAGATATGTACCAGAGTATGCAAGAACTTGCCCAACTTAGTTTTATGGGAATGTTCTTTTAGGATACTAGACATTGCCTATTTCTCCTTTGCGTCAGCCTTTGCTTTTATCTTGAGATAATGTGCAAAGTACCCAGCAATGAAATATGCTATCGGGTATATAATGAGCAGGAATGCTACCAGCCCATTATCCAGCCATCGCCAGATACAGGAGAAAATTATTACCGATACAATAAGCAGGCCGATATATAACCAGCCAAGTTTTGAGATTTTCATGTGGTATGTAGTTTATTTATAAAAATCCAAGTTTATAAAAATGTGATTTTTAGTTGGGTTGGTGATTTTACTAGTTTGACTTGTAGACATTACTTCATGACAATACAGAGTATACATCCTGTAACCTGAAACGGGACTCATACTGGAGGGGTTATTAAGAAGGTGTAATATTGTATTTGTATTTGCTAAGGATTTAAAGTTTGGAATTATATTATATGGGCATATCAAACATGCCGTAGGATTTTTCCTATTAAACGAACTACCATCGACAGTCACCGTTGGAACAGCACTACCCGTATACCAAACGCTTGAGTTACCATTGAGAGTTAAAGACCCTGAAGAAAGATTGGTATATGTCATAGGGTCCCGGTAATTATCACCTATGTATATAGAAGACCCATTATATAGAATGTAGCTTATAATTTGGTCATTGGTAGCCTGTGCACCTAATTCAGAGAAGTTATCTTTAAAAATGATATACAACTTACGTGTCTCTATTTTGAAGTAGAAAGCCGTGAATAAGTCCATTTGAGTATACCCATCCCACCACATCATACCTACTCCAGAAGCATTACCAAAGGTCTTAATGGTGTTGTTACCAGTCATCCACTGTAACTTCCTCAGAGCATCTATCAGAGTATCCCCATTAATAATGTAAGGGTCTTGGACATCAGCATACTTAGTAATATCCGACCAACCCGATATTTTTAAGTCAGCTATACTTACGCTGCCACCAAATTTAATGGCCTTACCGGCTTTTATAGCAGCTATCCACTGATCATCAGTTTGCTCTGAAGGATTGCTTATTGTCCAACGGTTCCTGATGTACACTTGTTCACCGGTGGTATCAAACAGAATACCATAACAAGTAGTACCCGACCAGGATACAAATCCGGGAGTAGACCCATTATTACCGAGTATCTTTACTTTTGCAGAACCCACCAGCTGATACAGAGCTTGGAATGCCTGAAGTATGGTGGAGCTTGAATTTATACTCGGAGCTCCTTTACCGAGAGGGGTGAACCCTGTTAAGGCTGCAGACATAGCCTTGAAAAGATTAGCTATCTTCCGCAGAGTAGTTTTCTGTGTGGCTGATATCTGAATTTGTTCAGTACCGGCTGGAGTTACCTCAGTAAACTGAGAACTACCAATCTCATGAAATTCTGCCATATCTTATTCCTTTTTTAATTGTATTTTCTCGTCTTTTGAAGTTTTCATGTAACCCTCAAGCTGTGTCCTTAGGTACTGAGCTTTGTCTATTTTGTAACCTGCCTTCTTGTCATCGTAGATAGATACTACACCTTTGAACATAGCAACTATCAAGCTATCAGTTCTTTGAACTACTGTTAGGTAAGCTTCTGCTTGTTGTGCAGTACCTACATTTGCTGTTGTAGTCCTGAATACCAAAGTTTTCCTTCTTTCTACGCCGGTTAGGTTTGTATCAGAAGTTATAAGGGATTCAGAGCTTCCTTCTATCCCAGTGTAGTCAATGTAAAAGCTATCACCGGAACCATCATCCCAGGGTATAGTAATTTTTGCCATACATTAAAGGTTAAATTTAGAGGCATAGCAGAGATATCCCACCCTGCTATACCAAGACTCCTTAGCACTATGATTTTGGAGTAACCGTAAAGGTAGTGTTGGTGTCCACAGTGACCTGAACTGCCGAACCATCCTGAGGCACATCGATTTTGGTCGGGGTAACTTCGATGAATGGGTCACCAGCTGTCTGGTTCAGAGTGGCCGTTGCCTTCTGACCACCGTTTGCTAGTGCAATAATCTGCTGTGTACGGGCTTTGATGGTTTCATTCGCTGCTGCAGTCAGAGTTAAACTGAAACTGTACTTTGCTTTTGCACCCGGGTCACCCGAGATATCAGTACCGCTTGTAGCTCCGACTCCGTTTGCAATGAACTTGATTGCCGTTATGTTGGCACCGATGATATCTCCAGTACCTTTCGAGAAGGTAATCTTCTGGGAGTTGGACTTACCAATTAAGGTAATAGTACCACCACCCTTGTCTACCGCAGGACTCTTGTTAGTGAACTCGATGAACTCATCTGCGGGGAGATGGCTTGCTACGAACTGTTTCTTCGTAGCAACACCAGCACCTTCTACTTCGAAGGTAGCAAGTTGAACTACACGGTTACCACGGTTAGCGGTTTCGGCTTTTACTTGGAGAGTAGTATCACCAGAACCTGTCGACGGACTGACAACTACACCGTTCTGTTTTACTTCGGCCATTTTTTTTTTATTTGGGTTTCACTTTGAAAGTCGTATTGGTCTTTACTGTGGTTTCATCCTCGTAATGATTTATTTCACTCAGTTCAAGAATGTATTTGGTCAGCTCTACGTACTTATCGATGTTCTCCATATAGGAGAGTATCCTTTTCGTTTCCTCCGGAGTTTCTCTCTTCAGTACAACAAAGAAGAGCAAAGCCTCATCATGTGCCTGAGCAACCTGAGTATCACCGGTTGGAGAATATACTTTACCATTGATTACAAACTTATCCTGAGCCCAGTCAAAGTTCCAATATCCCTCTTTGGTTATATGTCCATTCTCTTCCAGTGACCTTTTGGTTACGTATAACACGATATTGATACCGTCCAGTTCACCCGAGACGGTCTCTTTTAATGAAGGCCATGTTCTTATATAGTTATACTGGATTAAGCCATCCAGAAAATACGGTTCGTAGTTATTACCAACATCTTCACCGTAAGACAGAATCTGGTCAAATCTCTTTAACCATATTAGAGGTTGTTTTCCTGCATCCACTTCAACAAAGTCATTTACAATGGCCTTGTATCTGTCCCATACTCCTTTTGTAATTCTTTTCCTCCGTGCCATACCCTACTTCTTTACGAGGAAGCCTGGGTCTGGGCCATCGAGTGGTCCTGGCCTCCGGTGGTTAACTACTTTAGGAACTACTACCTTCTTCACCGTACGGCAAATAGGTAGATAGATGGAAAGTCTTTCAGCAAGCATACATAGGTTTTGTTTGAGTATATCAATAACTCCGCCTGGTTGCATTGCTTTAATAACATTGGATGAGGTTTTAGATTCAGAGTCAGTATCGTTGAAGAATTCTACCTCAGTTGGACCTGTTTGTATTCGTTTAACCTCACCTGAACCTTGGCTTGACTCTGAGGATTCGGATTCAGAACTTGAGGATGAGTTACTCTCCTTAACGGATTCTGCAGTAGCACCAACCATCAATGAAATCTGTACAACCATGAAATCATAGGCTGCCAACTCCATAATTAGCTGGTTTTCTAGAGCTTCATAATACAACTCATTATTAAATTCCTCTATGGGTACTTCGTGATTTACTAGCGGCTGAATATACAGCTGCCATTTTTCAATAAACTGTTGCTTCTCTTGAAGAGAAAGTTTACCGAAGATATCCTCAGGGATATAAGTATCAATCAGCTCATAGATACTGCCAGGCAACTGGGTATTTACCTTATCACTAACTCCAATGACTCTTGACTTGGAAAGGTTAGCTCCGCCTACGTTGTTGGTTATTGTTACCTTGACAACATAGTCACCAGGAGTTTCATAAAGATGGGAAGCAGTTACCACACCTACATGTGATTCTGTCTTCCCATCACCAAATGTCCACGTTACTGTAAAGTCATTGGGTAGTTCATCAGCGAATGCCCTGAACCTTGCATTGAGTCCAACTAGGGTAGATAAGAAATCTACCGTCTCCATAGCTTACTCGTCGTCTTCGTCCTTCAGCTCATCGAGGATAGCATTCACCAAGTCGAGCTTGGTATCACCATCTTCCGGCTCAATCTCCAGGGAGATGGCCAGGGCCTTCAGCTCTTCCGTGTTGAACTGCTCCTTGATTTTCTCTGGAGCCTCTTCGGCCTCGGCGAGGTCTTCGAACTTCTTCTTAACGGCTTCCAGGTCTACCTCCTTCTTAGGAGCAGGGGGATTAACCTTTGCACCGCCGGCCTTGAACTCGTCTGCCTTAGCTTCCTGAAGGTAACCGTTTGCAATAGCTGCTTTGATTACTCGAGTGTTGAACTGTTTTTCGGTTATCTCCACAACTTCGTTACGGAGAACCTTAATCTTGGAAGCCTGGTCGTAGAAGATACTGGCCTTCGGATTAAGTTTTATGTGCTTGGGACTTGCCATAGTTAAATTGATTAAAGGGAGCGGTGTAATACCGCTCCCAGGTTTGAGTTGTGAAGGTTACTTGATGATACCGGTCAGGTAGTTGTCGACGTTCATGTAGTCAGGGAATCCATGAGTTGCGAAGTCCTTCGTGGCATCGATGAGGATAGAAGCATCCTGGTACATCTTCGAGAAACCGGTCGTCAGCGAAGCATAGATAGCCTCGGTCTGGTTCGATACGATTCGCTCCGACTCCAGCATGAGCTGTTTTGCAGTCAGCTTAATCATGGCAGCTGCCGGGTCTACGAGCATAACCTCGTTTGCCGGAGTTCCGCCATGAATGTAGAAGTCTGCCGAGTTGGGAACCGGGGTCTTCAGGTTCAGGCGGGCATCGGTAGTACCCGACGAACGCAGCTTGAACTCCGGAAGGTCGAGAAGGTCGAGTGCCTGCTCTTCGCCGCCGATAATGGTACGGAACTGACGGCCCATACGGGATGCCCGAATCCATACCCGGAGGAGGTCACGATACTGGATTCCCTTTGCAGTATCGCCTACGCCGATAACCGGGGCCGACTCGGAACCGTCCAGTTTGTTACCCTTGACGAGGACATCCATTGCCAGTGCATCCATGGCATAACCCAGCTGAACGCCGAAGTCACGGAGGAAGATAGCCATGACGTCCATCGATACGTAGCTACGTACCTCGTCGGTAACCTTGAAACCCTTGCCGATTTTGAAGAGGTTGACCGACTTCTGGCCGAAGGATACGGTACCCAGAGGAATGGTCTCAGCCTCGTTCACCCGGGCAGGGTTGGCGTCGGACATGTTGACGAGCGGCATGATAGCGGTCAGCCCGTTGATAGGCTGGTCGGAAGCTATGATGTTGGGATAGAACGGAGCCTCTCGCATACCCAGGTAGATTGCCTCACGGACGATCTCCGGCACTAGCCAGCGCAGTTCGGGATTCGGCATCGAGTAGATGTTCTCCATCGTGTCAACTTTGGGATTGAATCCCACGGCCTTGAAGTAGTCCTCCTGAGTTATGCCGTATTTCTCCTGGAGCATATCTCCCAAATGAATGTCCACCGGGAGACTCTTGTTACTTCCCTGTCGGAAGCCATCCATGTTCTTTACGATTTCGGGAAGCTCCTTTAAGTACTGCTCCCGAGTTAAAGTTTTTTCTGCCATATTGAATTTATGTTTTCAGTTATTTTACCAGAATCTGTACCAGTTCGTCCACATCGGCCACGTTGATGGCAATGAACTTGGTTTCAGCACCACTTACCGAAGGTGAGAAGTTGAGATACGTACCACTGGCATCCAGAGTACCGTTAGTCTGGACATATCCAGTCTCTGTAATCTCATCCTCTGCGATACCGTGAATAACGGCAAATCCTTCCATCATTACGGTTACTTCTACCCCAGCTGCCGTTGCAGGGTATGCAGGGTACTTGCTGTAGTTAACAGCGATACCGAGGTATACTTCACCTTCAACTCCGGTATACGGAGAGATGGTACCATCGGTGTTGAGTTTTACCGGCTGACCCTGAACGATGGTGTCACCGTCCTTTACCGGAAATGCCTGATGAAGCTTGTGCGATTCACTTTTGTAAATCACAGCCTGGGGGGTTCGTCCACCCACTTTGTGTAAGTCTGTCATAATTTAATTTAATGTTTAAGTTACTCTTCAGTTTTATTTCTTGATTTCGCCCCGGAGTTTCCGGTCTGCCAGAGTCTGAGCTACGTCACGAGTGGACTTGGGAGCCTGGTTCTTCTCCTCGTCCTCTTCGGGATTGATAGAAGAAGCACGGCTCACGTCATGAGAGCCGCAGTGGTTGCAGTGCATCGGGAATTTCTCTTCCAGCTGGGCGTCATATGTCTTACGCAGAGCCTTGAGAGTTTCCATCGTAGTTCCCTCATTCTCCAGAAGTGCCAGGATGTTCGAGTCTACGTTCTCTTCTACGGAAACTTTTTTGTAGGCTGCCACCGTTTCCTCACGGAAAATCTGGATGTGGCCATCCCAGTTTTCTTTTGCCTCCTTGTACGATTTGAGGTCTTTCTCGAGATTGGTCTTCTCTTCTGTGAGAGTCTGAATCTCCTTGTTCTTTGCCTCGACTGCCTCAGCAAAGTCCTTGTTCTGCTGTACCAGAGTCTTAATCTGGGAAAGAGCCAGCTCGGTCGAAACTTCCTGACCTTCAGAAAGGGTCAAAAGATTTTCACCAAAGAGACTCGTCAGCATCTGCTGCAATTCTTTGTCCATGTTTGTTTTATTATTTTGGTTATTGTGGTTACCCTTTCCGGCACCCTTTTCATTATTAGATTGGGTGGTATTGTACTTTATCTCTTTTTCTGAAAGAACCTTGAAGTCGAAAAGAGATACCCGCTTTGCTGGGTTGTTAGCCTCAGCAGCCTTGTCCTCAGAGAAAGAATAGTACTGACTTCCTGCATAAGCAGGGCTGTTTAACTTACCACTCTTGATAAGTTGAGCAAATGGGTCTGCTCCGTGCCATACCAAAGAAGTCTCTTTGTAGGAGATAATCTTTGTAACAACCCTACGAATGAGTTCTCCGTTTTCAGTGTAAGTTCCGAGTTTGGAATAGAACTCCCACATATCCTCGAAGGTATGAGAAGGTTCCCATGCAAACTCAACTGTAACCGAATTGGAGTGGATAGATGGTGGGTCCATTTGAATACCACGAGCAATGCGAGGATTTGATAACCCATCGATTTTCATGATACCGTTTATACCTGCCGGAATAATTATTCCGGTTTTTTCATCCTTGTAGGCTTCCTGCCATTCTACGGATTTAACTGCACCAATAGCATTGGCTACATCAGTCTCATGGTCAAGGTTTACTGACTGACCCACAAGCAAAGGCATAGATTCCTTCAGAATATCTGCCGGAAACTCGGTTGGGTTATACTTCTTTGCCACGATTGCGGCAGAAAGCATTCTGAACATCGGCTCTATAAAGTCACTGTCCTTTGGCTTTAACATTTCTGGAGTTACATTTGGCATGAACTGGTTGACATTCAGAGTGCCTCCCCACATACCAAATCTTTCCAGGGACTTCTTAGGGTCTTCACTGAAGTTGCCAGTGCCCTTGTAGAAGTTTTCAGAAAGAGAGTGAGCATCTATAACTATCTCTGGTACATCAGATACCATCAAGCTATGAGCTGCACTTAACACCATCACATCGGTGTTCTGTTGTCCCCTTGGCATAATTATCTTGGTTTACTGTCTTGGTCTCCTCGTTTAGGATTTGGATTATTCTTATCTCGGGTTCTACGGTCGGACTTATCCTTATCATCTTCCCGTTTCTTTTTCTTCTTACCAGTGGTAGTATCACCCGTACCTGAATCATCATCGGCTTCAACGGGTTCTCGAGGTTCGGGTTGGTCAGGGGCCTCATAACCCATATCACGAGCAAACTGGTCCTGACTGATTATACCCTGATTATAAAGGGTTACATTCACCCGAGCACGGTACTCACGAGCCTGTTGTAACTTGATATCATCAGAAACAGTAGAAGTCCCGAATTGAATTGTTATTCCCTTATTATTGAACCCCGCCAGGCGCAGTTCTAGAGAATAAAAGAACTCCAGTACAAAGATTACAAGGGTTTGTATATTCTTTAACTGAGATATCATCTTTGACAGCTGTATACCAGCTCCACCCTCAGTACCAGATTGTGATGCAGAAACCCCTATGATAGAACCATTTACTCCCAATCCATTAGCAACAGATTGCTGATTCATGTTCCAAGGGAGGTTAATGTTCTGCATAGAAGCCGAGGTAGACTTCAAATCAAATTCGTGGTCATCGATATAACCAACTACAACTCCATCAGACATACCACCAACAATGTTGGTTTTCATCTTTCGGAGCGTACTGTTCAGACGTTCTTGGTAAGTTTTTTCACTTTCACCAGCAGTACGAGGAGGTTTAGCCATCTTTGCTTCCAAGAATCCAACCATACCCATGATTTCCATGATATGTTTGAAATTCTTCCTCATAGTATGCTGACCAGCAATGGAGTCCAGAGCAGACATGAAAGGAGGTACTCCGTACGGTTCGTCAGTGTCGTTGTACATCCCAACATAACAGTAGGTCTCGGTATTCAATTTGATAAATGAATCTTTAAGACCGTCTACTATACGTGGATTCCTTTGATATGGATGATATACTCCATTGTTTTCTCTCTTAAACCTGATAGTCTCGGGCTTAATGAAAAGAATGGTTTCCAATCCCGAAAGTTTCTTGTTTGGTACTCCCTCTGCAGATATTGCACCACTAACCAATAGTTGAACAATGAACTTGTTTACCAACCCGTCTATACCTGCAGTATACCTCGACCACCTCTTTGTAACTTTCTTTAGATGTTCCCTCATCTTGGTAGACTCCTCAGCCGTGTTATTTGGGAAGTCAATGGTATGACCAGTATTGGACAGCTTGAACATGTCCTGTAGTGCAATACTTACATCCGGATTTATTTTGTATAAGTCCCGAATGATAGGTATTAGTTCAGTTCTGAACGTTGGGGTAACTAAGTTCGTCATACCATTAAGAGTGGTAATGAGTTCAGAGTTCCCCACACCATCATCTGGTTGAGAAACCCTGCCCGGACTTATTGAACCCTTTCCTTCATCTTTGTTCTTTGATTCTACAGGCTTTGACCTTAAGAACCACCTGATAGGATTAAGTTTCATGTTATATAAGATTGTTTATGGTCTACTGTGGAATCACTACAGTGTTAGATGCACTGTGACATCTGATATGGTTAGTGATAGCCTTTCCAAAAATAGCGTCATCTGAATATGTCTCACCTTCCAAGTCAAGGTCCATAGAAGAGTTGTTCATCCTGTGCTTACCACGAGCAATAGGTCTTCCTGCACCATCATATATGAATGTGTAAGCTTCTTGTACAAAGAACGGGTCTTTCACGATTACGTTTTCTTCCCGTATATCCTTCTCCAAGTTCTCAATGATGACAGACCTATTTTTGGTTGTGGTCAACCAACCAGGGAACTTATCTTCTTCAGGTCTATTCTTACGTTTCTTCCTAAGAAGCTTAGTATAGAAGTAAAGGTTTGGATAACCCTCATCCTGAAGTATGGTTGTCACCGTCATACCAACGTCATTGGTCTCAGGAGCTAACTTAGCAAAGTTATACTTCTCCCCGATATCACCAAGTAAGCGGGCATATTTGTTCAAGGGTATTCTGCCCTTGTATACTGCAGCTTCTTCTCCATCTCGGTCCATACAGGTGAAAGCAGAGTAGTCAGTACCTCGTCCAGTAGCACAGTCTCCACCAATGAAGTATTCCTTATTTGGGTCTGGCTCATTGAATTCTTTGTATTGACCTTTCAAACGTGTATTGATAATCGGGTAGTCGAATAGGCATTCCTCAATAGCTTTGATATCGGCCAAATCGAATACTGTATTACCAGATGATAAGAAGTCACCATCTATCTCCTGAGCAGTTCTCTTTGGACCGAGTGCAGCAGACATTTCTGAATACCACTTCTCATCTCTGTCTGGGTGCATCTGCCAATACAGACGTATGGGGTTGAATGGATTACCTCCAGATATAGCATCTACCCAAGTACTGTGGAAGAAGTTCCCGACGCCATAAGGCGTGTTATGAGACACGTAGTCTTCGTTGATGAGGTAAGATTCATCGTTTTCAACGCAAATATCATAAATGGTATCGTAATACTTTCTAACTACTTTAAGCTTAGAAAGATAGATACTTGTACACCTTTTACCAGATACAATGCGTTGAATATAAGGTTTGTTCAGCTTAATTCCGAACTTATATTCAACCTCCTTAGATATTTTATCTAACACTCCATAATAGTAACCAAGCTCTTGATAACGATATCTTATGTAAGCTACTACTCTTAAGTCGTAGTTGAATCCACCTTTCAGCTTAGACCCAAGCTTCATGCCATAAGAGTATTTTGCAGCTTTTTGACTGTTCTCAGCTACTGTAACTATCTGGAGATTGGTTACATAGTTGTCTGAAGGATTGTTGTTAATGTGGTCAACTACATATCCTTCTGGAATTTCTCCTAAGAATACTTTAGCCACCAGATTGTGGACACATATCTTTTTCTTGGGTTTTACGGTTACTGGATTCTGCTCCAGACCACTTATACCAGTATGATAGAAGATAGCAGGTATATCTCGTTTGATTATCTCTGAAACAGGTAACCAACCCTCAAGAGTATACAACTTATGTTTTGGAGTACATTTAATAACCCTACCTTGCTCATTGTGAACTTCCCAAGTTTTAAGTACACCCTTATTTACAGAACCAAGTACTCTCTGCCACTTTCCAGTATGTGATAATACTCTCAGTCCAAGATGTGATATGTCCATCTTACCAAAAGTTTTGGGACAAATAGAATCAACCCTAAAAGGACCATCCTTGCCAATAATCTGGGTATCTCCCGTAATACAGGAGTTTACTATAGCAGCACCACCGGTTGATAGAGTAGGGAAAGCTGAGGCCCAAATAGTTGAAGCCCACCTAACAATAGCTGCCTCATCAATCACTAATAACGACAAAGATTCAGAACGACCAGCTTGGTCAGATGTTGGTATAGATTCAATAACTGAACCGTTTGCAAACTCTATAGTTGATACAGAACCAAACTCCCCTGCACGACCATTTATAATTGGCTCTTGCAGATATGAAGGAAGGTTCTTGTACATGAACTTAATCTTCTTCAGTACCTTCTTTGCTACGGTGTCCTTGATTGAGATAATATTTATCTTCTTGTTAGGATGATACATTGCTAACCAAAGACAGTAGAGAGAGATTAGCTCAGTAATACCAGCCTGACGGAACTTTAGGATGATATTGAACCTATTGAGCATGAATTGGTAAAGAACTGCCTTCTGAAAAGGATAGAGAAGGAACTTTACCATACCCAATACGGGGTTAATCACGTAGCAGAAAGTAGAGAAGAAGAACGGGTCTTTCATCACCCGAACCAAGGTCTTAAGTTGTTCGGGTGTAAGACTTGCATCTTCAACTAAGGTCTTTTTTCTTGCCATGTTAGAAATTGTATGAAATTCTTAGATATGGGTCGAGACCTAAATTGTCCCGAAGTTTGGGATAATAGTTGATATTCAACCCAGCCTCATAATTAAATTTACTGGTATTGTACTTCAGGCCTAAATCTAAATCATGGAAGTTATGTACTGGTCGTAAGGTATATTGAATCACTGGATTGAATCTTTTAAGGAAAGGTGTTTTCTTATAGGTTAATTTTCCATCCAGGTAATTATACTGATATCGAGAATAGTTGACTGTATATTCTTCTGTAGCTGATATACAGTCTGTATTGAATGTAGTGATAGATAGCTTATCTCGATTTGAAAGTATCTGCAATAACTTTGGAGCCTTTGGATAGTTAGTTAGAAATAACTCATTGTATTCAATCTTGGTTGAATCTTTCTGAATGATAGTAACTACTCTATCAACATATTCAATACGTTCAATAGGTACTGAATCTATCTGATAGAGGAATACCATCTTGGGCAACTTAAAATTTGGAAATTCTACCCTTGCTGTAAAAGGTTTATTAACCCAAATGGTATCAGGTTGCTCGGTAGAATTTTTAAGGTCATACCTTAATTCAGAATTTCGGTTCCATAACCAAAATATGGTTAAGGCCATAATTATAAAGGCTAAGGTTAGGATTACATTTTTCATCTTCTTTTATATGTTTAGTTTTTCTTTCATATACCCCCCTTAAACACGTGTATAGATAATAATATACTGTTTAAGGTATATTATTATCACGCGCATATACGAGGGGGAGTCATCGTAAAATAGAGGCCTTTTTAAGGCACCTTTTTAACCATAATCCGACCTCATATACAGAGCCCTTGGTTAAGGTATTCCTTCCCTTATTTAACCAATAAGTTGGGTTGGCCTTATCAAAATAAATTCGGAAGGTTTTGGGAAAGCCCATAATCACCCGGTATTCTTCAAGGCCCATAATCCTTCCGTGGGGATTGAATTGCCTTGAAGATGGTCTAACGGTTAAGGGATAACTTCTTTTTCTATTACGGTATACCCCAGGAAGAGTCTTCATCTTCTGGGTTCTCATTGGCCATTTGTAGTCATTCTTAAACTCTGTTTTCCATAACTTTCTCACTTGAGCTACAGTTAGAGTAGTTTTTGACTTATCTGCATAATGGTACATTGCCAACTTCTTATCATCCGCTTCTCTGTAATTTATATCTCTACGTACTTCTTTCTTCAATTCACATAGATTTTTAGGCTTAGTGACTTGAAAAGTATGAGTAAAGAGGTCGGGATTAACTTTAGAATCTTTACGCACCCCTATCAATACCATACGTTTCCTACTTTGTTGGGAATTACCGAATACCGAAACGGAGTGACAGTGAACTATAAATTTATAATCGGGTAAATTATGCTCCCATTCCCCGATAGGAATAAAATCTAGAAGCTTAGGGAGGTTCTCCAGCATAAATATTGCTGGTTTGAACTTCTTTATACTGGAAAGATATAAATTAAGGGTGGCATCTTCCCGGGGTTTACCTAAAGATTTTTTCCTTGAATAGGAGAATACAGAGCTATGACCACATGATGGAGAACCAAGTATTAGGTCAATTTTGGTGTTTTTAACCTCTTCAAGGCTCCTTACAAAGGGTATATCACCAAAATTGACCTTCCATTGTAGCTCACCTTTACTATGAAAAACCGAGCGTGGTTCTATATTTGCTACTATTTCATGAGAGCGAAATGGGAATAATAGAGCTCCTTGGGCAGCACACACACCTAAAATCTTAATTGGTTTACTATTTACCATTGTAGTTAATATTTGTATGAAATTATGAAAGATAATATACCCGGTATACCAAACCATTATGTAAGTAAAACCGGTGAGGTTTATCGTAAAGATAGGTATTATAATACTATAAGTGGTACATACTTTAGTAAAAGAGGTGGTAAGTGGAAAAAACTGAATATACAAATCTTTAAAGCTCGCAAAGGTTCATATGAATATAGTAGAGTACACATATGTACACAAACTAATACTGGAATAATAAATAGGTTAATAAAAGTTTCACGGTTAGTAGCTTTAGCTTATATACCTAATCCGGAAAACAAGCCCATTGTATGCCACAAGGATAATAATCCTCTAAATAATAACGTAAATAACCTATATTGGGGTACTCAGTCAGAAAATATACGTCAATGTGTTAAAGAAGGTAGATTCAACAAAACCGGTAAAACAGGACTTATTGGAGAACTTAACGGTAATAGTAAATACTCTAACCGATTAAAGTTACGTATTTTTAGGTATAAAAACAGACACCAAGAGTGTACTCTTATATATTTATCTAATAAATTTGGAATAGGTATGACAACTATACATAATATAGTTACTAATAAAGGTAACATCACCTCAAAACTAACTCATGACAGTCATTGAAAATAGATTTATATAATATATACCTGAAGGTCTTGCAAAGAACTAGCTTTGCTATTGTTCTAAAACATATTTTATGATGAAAGAGAATGTTCCCTGGATGCCCGGATTATATGTAAGTGTTGATGGTGATATCTTTGAGTTAAGGAATAATAATTGGGTACAGTTAAGGATATACCACAGTTTATCCAAGAATCATAAATACCGTCGAGCTTATTTTTATTTTAGAGGAGGAATACGTTCGGTTTCAAGGTTAGTAGCAAAAGTTCATATACCTAACAAATATAATAAACCTTATGTGGGTCATAAGGATAATAACCACCTAAATAATAGGGTAAGTAACCTATATTGGTGTACACCCAAAGAAAATACTGAAAAAGCTGTGAGAGAGGGTAGAATGAAGCCGAGGGATAAACGAGGAGATAAGAACCCTTATTATAGAGTATTCGGAGATAAACATCCAAAATCTAAATATAGCAACGAACTCAAGATAAAGATTTATAAATTCTATCAAAAACATCCTAATTGGACTACTAAACAACTTCAATCTAAATTCAAAGTTAAAAGTTACCGTCCTTTACGTAAGATTATACGAGGTGAAGACCCTATTATAGCTGAATACTTGAAGGAAGTTGAATAATCTATATTATATTGCATAAAATAATAACAAAACCTATGAAAGTTGGTGATTTACTACTGGTAACAGGACCTGCCTTCTTTGAAAAGACGGCAATTAAGGAGAGGAAAAAGGAAATTTACACCCTTGAGAATGGTATCAAGATGGATAGAACTCTTCATCCTCTAAATTCGAAGTACCAAATTGAAGTTTTCGATGAAGAAAAGTACAAAACTATGACGGCTCAGAGAACTTTAACTCGTGGTATCGATAAATTAGCCGCTATCAATAAGAAAGGCATTGAAAATGCCCATATTATTAGGTATGCAGCGGCTAAAATAAGCCGTATCCTAGAAAAACTCGGAGATATATGATACGATTCCTCTTACATTGGGCTATAGTTAACATACTTAGTTACACTGCATATAGCGGTGGAATGGCTTGGAAAGCTTTGAAAGAGCTTGACAAGGAATATGAAGGTAATGAATCTTGGTCCAAAGGTAAGAAAGAAGCCATACAAACACTTATAATTTGCATCACCTGCTTAATCATTATATCATGTATAATACGCTAACAGCTACTCCCCCGACTTGGTTGGGTTATACCATACTCATCATGTATGTTTTAGGGTTTATTTTTTGTATCTTCCTGATAAGTGTAATCAAGGAAACTCCATTAAAGAACGCCAGTAATCCAGTAAGGTATGGAGTTTTATTCCTTATTTGGGCGGTAAGTCCGGCAGTAGTAACCGGACTGTTTATATTAACATTCAACGTACTCTTCAGAAATGGCAAGAAGACGAATCAACACTGAGATAATTCTCCCGAGGGTTAGTGACCAAGAGAAGAAGGATATTCCCGTATGGGATGCCTATATAGGGAAAGTAATACTGGACGGAGATATTCCAAGCTTGATAGTGGACAAAATCTATGGAAAGATAAACCCCTTGATAATGGGGTGTCCTCAGAAGTTTAGTGGTAAACTTAAAGGTAATATAGAAAATATCCTAACCGATACTGAGGTAGGTATTTACAAGAAATATGGTATAACCTACTCCAAGCTTAGAGTAAAGAGGGAAAACTACGATTTAGTAGTTACAACAAACCAAGACCAATCATTTGATATCTGGGAATCTTAATCACAATTATATGGCAGTAAAAGTTTATACACCGGGTCAGTTCTATGCAGCTGGTGGAGTAGTAGAAGAGATGTTCTACGAAGAAGTATGTAGAAGTACATGGAGAGCACCGAAACAATACATTAGGAAGAGGATAGGTTTTGTTTCTTCTTTCGAACAGGTAATCAAAAACCTGAACAGTGAAGCCTGGAGAAAGTTACACTATATGAGGGCTAATGTGAGAGGGGTTGATTATACATTGGTACATGACCCGGAGAATAAGGATTATCCATATCTATTTGTAGAGACCAAGTTCTACCTGAAACAGAGAGCAAAGATTCAAGAACCAGACCAGAAATAATCATTACATTCACACAGTTAAGGGCAGGAAATTTCCTGCCCTTTTCTTTTAGTCTACATAGTGGCTGCCATTTGGAACTCCTGGTCACCGTCTTCAATTATAGGTATATTACCCGAGTGAAACATAAGGAAACTCATAGCTATATGGTTTATGGATTAAAAGTAAATTACTATGATTTACTTCCTTAATAGGAATAACAGGGCTTGTCCTTTCAATCTTAGGCAACACTTCTAGAAAATATCTTCAAATATCAGGTGAGTTATTTATATTTGGAATATTTTGCATTCTGGTTTGATTTCTTGGGGGGTGATAAGAATACAGGGGGTCTATAATAACCTTAGTGATAAACTTTCTATCCATGATATTTATTGGGGGATGGGTTTGATACTGAATCCAGGATTAAGGCCTTTGATAAATTGATTAAGGTTTATGAGGCAAAGGTGTATGGGAAGTCCTTATAATGGGAGCCTTAAAAATATCCTGGAAAAATTTTATGAAGGGCCTTTGGATGGGTTCTTCATTTTGTGTAGGGAGAGGGGGTGATTAGGTAATGGATATGTACCTATGTGGTATGGGCCTTTCAGGAAGAGCTTATCACGAGGAGCCTAAGGGGGCTAGCAGTAAAAAGGTTTTGGTACCTTAAAGAGTCTTATCATGAGGTCTTCAAAAACATCTAGCAGTAAAAAGGGGCCACGGTGTCCCTATCGCAAAATTAAATTTTATTAAAAATAGGGGACATATTATGCCCCCTATTTATTTTTAATATTCAAAAATTTCAGCACATCTGTCGTCTAAATATTGTAGGTTAATTTTATCTATGTCTTTTTCATCGATATCAAAATATCTATACGACTCCTGTAATTTTTGAATTAAGTATTTTTCTACTTTTTTATGATTGTTATAAATTTTTATAAAAATATTACTTAATTCTTCATAGAAATTATCTATGTCTGTTTCTTTATTTAACTCCTCAATCCGATTTCCTTTGCTGTCAATGAAATCAGATTGATTACGACCTATGTAAATATTATTTGCTAATTCTAATTTTTCCTGTGAGGTTAAGTTGTTTAATACTTTTTTTACATCCTCGGCATTTTGAAAATTAAGTAACATAACATTAAATTTTAATTAGTTTAACTTTATTTATTTTTCTTTTCGGTTTCGTTCATTGCAAGCAAGAAATTTTTAATCGTGTCCCTTTTTTCTGTGTTAGCATTTGCATCGACAATGCAAGAAGAATTTATATAAACTTGCTTTGCGTATTCTTGCCACGCTTTTTTTAATGCTTTTCTTTTTTCTTCATTTTTAGAGGTTGCAATAAATTCAGCTATAAAAGTATCTAATTTTTTACGTAGCTTCATTCGTAAATTCTTTTTCTCTTTGTCTGTTTTACACTCTACAAAAATTTCCTTGCGATAAATTGATTTCCTTTCGCTGGTTGAAAAAATTTCGTTTCCGATTGCTAAAATTTCATTTGCTTTCATAGTAGTAAAATTTTTTAATTTATTTAACTTTTGTTAGTTCTTATCTGCCCTGCAGATATACAAATATATAAATAATATTTTTAACTACAAAATTTTAGACATCAATTTTGATTATCTTTTCCTATAATAGAACGAATTACGATAATTTATGCCTATTAATGAATTGGGGGGGGGTGAGTGGGTTTGTTGGTATAAGGTTATTGTTAGCATGATGGTTTGTTGGTATAAGGTTATTGTTAGCATGATGGTTTGTTGGTATAAGGTTGGATTAAAACTTAGCCTTAGCTAGCACCCCGAGATACCTTAACTCCTTGGGTTAGGCCTTTAATGTTCATTTCAATTTTCGGCCTTAGTCCTCAGGAATCTAGAATATTTTTATTTTATAAATAACTATTTCTCCAGCTTGTTAATTATAAACTTCTATGATATACCCCTGCTTGCATTAAATTACACCTTTCATTTAATTCCGATTGAAAGGAAATTTAGTAAAGGTCCTTTGGCAAGGTACCTAATGGTACCAATACAGCCTATTATAAAAGGCCTATAAGCCAAGCCACTAAAAGCGATATAAGGCCTTACCAATATGCCTATTATAAAAGGCCTTATTTGGTACCAGAAGGTACCTCTATTGAATCCTTAAAGGCCTTATAAGTTCATAAATAAAAAAGGCCTGAGTTGGCAGGCCTTAACAGAAATAAATATGAAAGCAAATGGGTGGGCCAACCCCCACCCTACCCTAAATATATTCCGGATAACCTTCCAGGTCCTTATACTCTGTCCGAGCATAGTTATAAAACCCGAGCAGCTGTTCCCTGGTGTTATCCGGGTTCTCCGTATAATCCAAGAGTTCGCATACCCAATCGAAATCATCCATATATACCTCGATTGCAATAAACCCCGCCTGGTAATCCAATTCGAGACAGTTATCAGGGTTATATCCGTTATTTTCCAAGGCCCTGATAATCCAACTATCGGGATTAACCTTATAAATACAAACCTTAAAAGAGTTTACCGAGTAATTCATAATTTTATCTATTTAATTTGTTATACTGCATTACAAATATAATATCTTTATATAATATAAGCAAATAATAATTGGAGGCCTTAACTAAGGCTAGATTTTATCTACCTCTAATCCTTCAGGTCCCATCCTTAATATGAAACCTTCCTTAATAAGGTTATTGATTACGGCGGGTACGCATTTCTTCAGGTGTAACCTAAATTTGGATTGCCCCATATACCCTACGAAGTTATTGCTAGGAGTATTGATTGCCAATTCGGTTGAACGGTGTTTGGAGATAATTTCCAGGGCAGTGGTGAAGTCTTTAGAATTAAGCATGGCATTAAATGTTTTATGGTTTATTATTTATCTTTCGTTTTTATTATTTATCTTTCGTTATGCAAATATAGATATAATATATTATATATGCAAATAAATATACCGGGCCTTATGAAGGCCCAAGGCCATAATCCCAAAGGCCACTAAAAGCCAATCCTTATATAATATGAAGGCTATATTAAGGTACCTTAACATACCATAAAAGGCCTTAAAAGGTACCCTAAATGTGCCTTAAACCAGCCTTAACTTGAGAAATCAAATCTCCAATACTCTATTCCTGGCATATCGATTTTAGACACCTGTTCCAAAATGACCTAAAAGACTCGCATATATATATATATAATATAGATTGTACTCTTTAAGGCTTGGGATTAAGGCCCATCTTAGGTACCCCTTAGTGTACCAATATGAATAGAGAGTCAAGCTGTAGATATCAAGAGTCAGAGGGGCCTAATGTCTCTTTATCGAAAAGGCCTTAGCTACTGCCTTAAACCTTATCCTTAATAAGACTTATATTATATATATATATAGATTTGAATAAGGTAGGGGTTTGGGTACCTTAAAGGTGCCTTTTAGGGCTCTCTTTGGGTCTTAGGGCCCTAAGTCGACTTAGCTAATACGTATAGTAACATAGATAGCTCCAGAGCTCTTAGGGTACACAGTAAGGGGCCCTAAGAATGCCTTAACCAAAAATTTGCCCTAACCTGATTTTATGGCCCTTGGACTTTTTCGCTGTCCGGACCCGTCACAAGGACTGTTTGTTAACTTTTGCCCTATCCTAATGGTCAAACTAAAAGGCTTCTAAGATAAAAGCCAATCCTAAAAGCCATATATGATTGTGATGTATATTTATATTACATGTATTCCTTAATGAATATCATATAGGTATATGTATATTAAGGATTGTTTGAATATTTGTATTTATTCTTGTTTGGGGGAGGTTGGGTAGTCTTCTTTTAAGGATTGAGCCAAGAGGATTATACCCTTGGGATATTTTCTCCTGCCACATGGAGTATCTATCATAGATATTAAGGTTTGTACCTTTTCTATTGGTGTTAACTCCTTTATGATTTCTTCTATTGATTTCATGGTTATTCTTTGTTTTGGGGCATATCTTCTTTTTCTACCCAGATTTTATCTATTGAGACTGAGTGGAATTTTCCTTCGATACCGAGGATTATGGCCATTGTGTAGGTTGGGCAACAGTCCCAGTGTTGAATATATCCTTTGTGATTTACTGAGATGTAGTTTCCTGTGGCTTCATCCTTTTCTTGCTGAGTGTAAGATACTAAAATGTCTTTCATGGCTTTATTTGTTAAGGGTTATGAATACTCCTTGTGACCTTAATCCCTTTCTTCTCAGGGTTTGTTCGAATTCGGTTAACTTGAAGCCCTTGGTTTCTGCATATTGCAGGAAGGTTCGGAAGTAAGCCTCTATTGAGGGGTCTCCAATGATATGTGTGTAATTATTCATATTGAATAAGCTTTTAAGATTAGGAATGATACTATGGCTATTACCGAGCAGAGGATAGCCCATTCCAGTAATCATTGCAGTATTAACTTAAGTGTTTATATCCTGTTATTTTTAAGTTGCTAGAAAGGATAATGGCAGCGGATACGGAGGATACCATTTTTATTCTCGATTACCTCAATATCCTCATATTGGAAATAATCCAAGGAAGAAACGTATAGGTCGAATACTGATTCCAATTCTTATTTTGTATCACCAAATATTTCCGTACCCGGAGCGGGTGTGAAGGTGAAAGTATGATGACCACCATACTGATTGTTTCTGGTCTTAATCTGGGTAAGGAGCATACCATATCTCCGGAGAAATTCCCTGAATGTGCATTGGAAATACATTTCGGGGTCTGTCATGCCTTGTCTTTTGCACCATCCGTGAACTTTCTTCAGGGGGGGTATAAATGAAGAACTGATTGTGTTTTCATGATTAGCTGAGTTTATTAGGGTTGTACTCTGCGGGGAGTATACGGTAATTCTGTTGAGGTAAGTCGATTAAGTATTTAATCTCCTCTATTGATAGGATTACATGTTCCTCTGAATCCCTGTCGTATATGGTAGCACTTTTTAAGTGTTTAGCCTCCATATCTCTAAGTATGTTAATTAACATTGATTTGGTTAATTGAATAGGTTTACGAGTTTGTTTAATCATGGCCTTATTAAATTTATGGTTTATATTTATTTCTCTTTATACAAATATAGCAAAATATTTGCTATTTTGCAAATAAATATTAACGGCCTTTACCAGCGTTCGTCTTCTATAGTGATGTGTATATTGATGTTTTGCTGAGGGTGTTCTTTTAACCATCTCTCAATTTCACCGGCTCTTTTGAGGCTATCAATATAATCGGGAGCCAATCTTTGAACTGCTTCAAATTTTAGGCTCCCGTCGGGATTTACTAATTGCCTTGTCTCGGGCTCTTTCTTTTCCTCACTTTGGTAGGATATCTGGTACCAAATCGTCGCTGCCAGTACTAATACGATAGCTATCAGTAGGGGCCTTAAGCACCCTTGTTCTTCTTTCTTTTTCATAGTTTTGTCTTTAATGTATCTCTGATACCGATTAGTTTTAATTTCTGTTCTGGAGTTAACTTTGGGTTGAGGATAGCTTTATTAGCCTCATTGTATAGCTCTTGCATCTTTATTCTATACAAAGGCCCTTTTATATGCTTGCATACCCAGTTGTATTCTCTTTGTATCTTATTGAATGCACTCATGCTACTATCTCGATTTTGAGTCCAGTGTTATGACTGATAATCTTTACTTCATCATCTCCAGTTGAGAGGATAGATACCACCTGTTGCATTGCCCCTCTGAAAGACATCTTGGGCATGATCTCATCCGAGAATTTAACCCAGAGAGTATGTTTGAACCTTTCCGGGATTCCATCGGAGTAGTATCTTACTTCTACCCGATAATCAAAGAGTTCTAACCCTAATCGGGCATCCAACTCTTCTACCATACCAAGGTAGGTTTCTTTGATTGCTTCTTTAATGCAATCCCTCTCTTCTTCTTGAACATTGCTCGACTTCTTTAACCCATCCAGCAATACCTTTTTGTAATCTTTCATAATATTCGATTTTATTTCTTTTCTATATTACAAATATAATGAATTTAATCTATATTTGCAAATATAAATCCGAGGTCAGATGAGGTTAGAAAGGGATACCGTTCTCTTCGAAAGCTTCTTTAGCTTCTATGGGTAAATAACCTTCCTGTCTGGATGCAAGGTATACCGTCCCGTTCTGAGCATTGATAACTCCAGTGATACTGTGTTCAAATGGCCATATAAGTTGTACTGCTACCATTACTGGTGCCTGAGGGTCCATTTCTTCCGAGACTCCAATCAGGTCTTCTACTGTGTAACTAATAATCTTTAGTTTTAGTATATCGTTCGTTCTATATTTCTTTCTATTACCGTTTCTCGGGTATCTTTAACCCGGTCAATGAGGTATGCTTTTGCAATACTCTCATCATTTTCATCTATCCATTCACTAACTTCAGTTTTCCGGGTTAGTTCTACCTCCATGCTATGTGCAGCATGAATACTTTTGTGAAGGTGATTGTGGAGATAGAACCAGATGAGCAATTTGTACCTTTTCTGCTGTGCCATAGTTGTAAGTGTTAAAAGGTGAAACCTATGTAAACTTCCTTGTCTCCTTTCCTGAGAGTTTCATGATTAGTGTCCTCCCATTTGTAGGTACTGTATTTCTTAGCTTCCCTGATGTATTCTCCTCTTACCCAGACTTGAGAGGCATTGGGTTCTTCGATGGGATTCAGGATAAAGTATTCCCCTTTTGCTAAGTCCTTAATCTTTTTCTTTTCCATGGTATTATATTTAAGGTTTATTTTTATCTTTATACAAATATAGCAATAATATTTTTAATATGCAAATAAAACTTCTCGGCATCAGGCAGTAGGAATAGGTTCTAGAGATTTTAATCCTTATAAAGGTAAGTTTAGTTTAGTAACACAAAAAAGACCTCTAGATAAGAGGTCTTAATGGTCCTTTATTTATTAGGCCTTAGCTGGTATGGGTTTTGGCTTGTAGTAGTAATCTTCTTCCGGAATAAGTGGTTGCTTGTAAAGCTCGAACTCCAGACCGGATTCATCAGGGAACTCCATAGCTATATTTACCCCTATGTAATTATCCTCAAACAGAGGCAATACCTTGATATCTATCTTGTTCTCAATACTCTTTGTACCGAAGAGTTTGTTAGTAAAGTTGAGAACTACTTCTTTGATTGTGGAGTAATATTTAGGTTCATACTCCTGGTACATGCTGTGGCAGTAAAGTCTGCTTGCCCTGATTAAAATAGCTATGCGATGATTAGTGTGCATATCTAAAAGTGTTACATGATTTTGTCGAATACAAAGTAACTTGAAGGTTCTTTGGCTAATGAATGATAGTTTCTTTCCAAGAAATCCGTACCAACTACTGTTACCGTACGAATAGCTTCATCTTCATCATCCATTACATCTATAATCATACCCAGGTTTATCAACTTGTCTTCCTGAGACTCTCCCAGAAGCATTCCTGGGCAGATATCATCCATAACCTGCATACCGACGTAGTTCCCGTCTTCACTGAGGGTATCGATGTATTTGCCGTTTTCAACATATTGGAAAAGGTTGCACCAACCCGTGATTGTGTGTATCTTTATCTTAGTAGCACAGGCAGATGCTGATAAAGTTACCTTCGAGTCGGTGCATAGCCAACCCTGCCGATTGATTCTCTCATCGGTAAAGACCAAGTCTTCCTGATAAGGTGGATAAGGTAAACCGAATACCTTTAACTTCTTACCTTCATTGATAAGTTGATTTACTCGGTTTACTACTTGAGTTGCGTTTAATACTTCTTTCATAGTAGGTGTTTGTTATAGATTGAATTGAATCTCTTCTCCTTGTTCACTTTCACTTTTAATACTTAAAAATCTATCCAGGAATGATATTAAATACTCACCCTGATAATCATAATTTTTCAAGGGTATATTGTATCTTACAAAGGTCATCTTGGGATAGATATAGAGTTACCCAGGAATTCTTAACCTTTATTCCCTTTAATTTACCACCAAGAGCAATAGCTATAGTGTCATTGCTACTGAGTCTATTATTAAATCCATAGCCTTTTGATTTTTGTTTATACAAATTTAATAATTATATTTCAAATATGCAAATAAAAATCAATGGCTAATCTTGGATTTCGGGGTCTACTTCTTCATAAGCTATTCCTTCTTCTATCTCTCGTCGGATTTGGTGATGGTCTTCGTCAAAAACTTTTAAGGCACCATGGTAGTCCCCGGTTACGCTATCGAGTTCTCCGTTTTTAAGGGTTAATCCTTCTTTCTCACCTATGTTGCCATCTTGTTTGGTTGCAACTACAACAGGTAGTTCTTTGAAGTCATATTGGTTCTCTACATATTCAATTTCCTTTATACCACCCTTGTCAGCCAACTCCCTTTGAATCATTTCCATGGCTTCATCTCTAGTTAAAGTCTGCTCTTCTTGGGCACCATTATTGAATTGATTGTTCTGTTGAGCAAAGATATTCACGGTACCCCCTCCAGTTACTGCCCTTACTAAACTCTGAAGAGAAGTTGTAGATTGCTGTTTCAATCCAAGAGCCTTATTGACTTCGGAGGTGATGAATGGAGCATATCTTCCGCCCTGAGAATCCCTGAGTATTTGAACCTGCTGGCTTACTTCCATACGGTCTTCAAGTGCCCATGATATGCAAGCTCCCATAAGAGAATCAGCAATCTCATTCATCTTGCTACGGTCAAATAAACCGTTGTCTAGAAACGTTTGTTTCATTTGCATCTGAATAATTGCTGGTTCACATTTCAAGAAATCTGCGAGTTCATTTACGGAATAAACCTTTGCCCATAATTTCCCGTTGTTGACAATCCAGATATGGATAATGAACTTGGTCAGATTCTTGAGAGCTTCATCATCTCCAGCATTAGCCTGTAAAGCTAATTGGGTTACTCCCATTCCTCTTGGAAACCTTGGAACTATCTTTTGTTTTTTCATAGTGTTAAGTTTTGGTATCTAATAGTTAATCCCAAGATAAGTAAATAAAAAGGCCCCGATTGGGTAAGGGCCTTTTTGAATTAACTCTTTGATAGTCAGGTTGCTGGATTACTGAAATAGGCTTACCTTCAATCTTGATGAGCTTATTGAGAGCTTGTAATCTGCTATATGACTTTCGCATTTAAGCTGGTTACTCATAGCTAAAAGTTCAGATAGCAGCTTGTGCACATGTTTAGGATAAAGCATTTCTATGGTTACAGAACTTTGTCTGAAGCAATAGCTCATGTTTACCTCATTTTCTCCGGCTTCCTGATACAAGGTCACCATTTTATCCTCTACCAATTTTGCTATCTCTAAAAGGGTCTTCATAAAATCTTAGTAACTTTAGAGTCTTGTATTATTAGGATTTACTTCTTTCCCTTGGGTTTATTACCCACCTGCTTGGATTGCTTTGCCAAGCTTTTGGCTACTGCGTATGTCATCATAGCATTTATAACCGGTTCCATTTTCTTTTCCCTTTCCTGCCGTTCCTTTTCAGCAGCCTCCAGTTCTGCCTTAATCTTGGCATACCTTTCAATTGCCTTTCTCCTCTTCTCCTCTAATTTGGCATGAATGTTAGGGAAAAGACTTGCCCGTAGAGGTATAACATGTAAGGCAAAGAATGCCGAGAATAAACCTTCCGAAAAAGGTTCTCCGACTTTCTTGTTGGAAATATTCCGGAATTTATCCTGTTGCTCTTTTATGGCATGGAGGAATTTTTCGTAGGTGAACTGCACTTGCATTTTTTTACAGGCTGTAATGGTTGCCTCAATTCGGTCATTAAATTCCTGACCGAAGGCCTCAATAAATTTCTCCCGGTTAAAGTTGTAATGTTCCCGGTCCAACTTGAATTGCTTTACATACTCCTGAGTTTTCATAGTGCTTTGTATTTTGTAAGTTATTGATTTATTAAGTGAGTTAATGCTTGTTCTCTAGTTACCACCTGGAAAAGGTAGCCTATATGCTTATCTTCCCAGTATGATAACCAAATATGTTCCTGGAACCTAAACCTATTCCTCTCTACCTCAGGAAGATTCCTGGGAATACCCGTGATATATAATAGGTGAGGCCCATTTGTATTCTTAATGAATACCGGGTGCTGTAAATATTCATCTACCGTGAAATACCCTTTGATTGCATAATCAGGAAGATACTGATTAGACCTTACACTGCAATTAAAGGCTAAATCCTCTACCTGATATAATTCAGGATTTATGGGACATTCAGTACGGGTTTGCACCCCTTCCTGAGTTTGAAGGTAATAGGTAATCCTGGACTTATCAAGCGTTACGCTTTTTACTATTTCTGGAAACATGATTTTTCTTATCTTTTACGGGTACATAGTTTTCAATCTCATCCAATCGGTCCGTTACTAAAGCATATACAAACAGCTTAGCAGAACGGAAGAAAAACCTTCTTATATTCTTCTCCGTAATGTAGTGGTCGTATATCTTAAAGAATTTCTTTTGGTACTTGTGCTTTATACTCCGTTGTGTGAGATATGACTTAAGAACTTCTTTGTGTAATTCTAGCAATTCCTTGTCTACTTTCTGAATTGCTTTCTCAGGTAAGCCGACAACCATAATCTTTCATATCGTTAAAGTGTTATTATACTAATGGGCCCGGACCTTACTTAGCCCGGTACCCCTCTCCTACTATGAAAGATTAGATTGCAACGGATTCCTTGACGAATTGGTTCTTGTACTCGAGGTACTCCTTCCTTGCTTTCTTGAACTCCTTGGAGTCCTGGTCCTCGATTCGGAGCATTGCCAGCTCCAGCTGATGAATCTTGTTTCGGACCGTTTGCCGGAACTTTTTCCGGGAAAGAGTGTCCTCGCAGTCTGCCGGATAGATGTACTTGACTTCCCGTTTCGTTACCACTTCCTCGACGAGGTTGGCTTCGACCTTTTTCTTGGTCTTATCGACCAGTTTCTCTTTCTGGGTCTTCTTGACCTTCTTCTCTTTGGCCGCTTCAGGAGTTTCCTCTTTTTTAGCCTCGGCCTTCAGAGCCTTTTTGGATTTCTCGACCTTCTGAGTCTTCTCTTCGATGAGGTTGTTGATTCCCTCTACCGGGTTGGTCTTTTCGATTTTCTGAGCCTGAATTTTCTTGTTCTTTTTCATGACTAACAATGTTAAAAGGTTTTACAATAAATTAAAAGTGTTTTATTATTTCTTTCCTAATGCAAATATAGGGGAACTTTTCTATATATGCAAATATTTTTATCAATTTCTTTGAGGTTGTGTTCTTGGCTTCTGTGTGTTAACCTCTTGTGGCTTTTCCCTTTTATTGTTTATGCAAATATAGATATAAATATTTATCCCTGCAAATAATTCTGCAACTACTTTTCTGGTACGTTCAAGGTATAGGTTAGTTTACTTCTCGGATAACTTCTTTAATGTCTTTTTGAACTTGGCCATGTAGTAGCAATCTTTTACCGGGCATAAACCATCTGGAGTTTCTACATTAGCCCCACATTTACCTTTATACCTCTCATATAAATTCTCTTTATCCTTGTCCTCCACTTTACATTTTGTAGATGGAGTTGCCTTATATGGGCAACATTTCCTATGAGCTGCACAAGCAGCTTTGAAGTCTACTGTACTCATTCGTAGTATTCTTTTACCTTAGTTAACCGACCTTTGAATTTGAACGGCATTACATAGTCTCCCCACCACCCCGTTAGAGGTATAATACACCCGATAATGGCATAGTAGTAGAAAGTTTTTGCAACAAACTGCTGTTTCTCATCATCCCAGAAATCATCTGTTCTAGCATCTTCATCTTTGTCAGGGTCTACATATACCCAATTATAAGATATCCGGATGAATAGCCATTGAAATATCAGGATATTCATCCATCCCAATAGGGTTACACCGAATATCTTTTTCCATACCCAGCTGTTTGTCGGTTTCTTTACTTCTTTTCCCATAATCCGTAGTTTGGTGCTAATGTTTTAAGTGGGTGATAAATGTTTAGTGTTTTCCAGATATATTCTGCCTGAGTTATTACTGCTTCCTTTGCTTCCTGATGAGTAGAGAATTTTCCCCACAATTCAGGTATGTAGTTTAGGGTACGGTCTTTTACACTTATGTAGAAGTATACCTCTGTGTCAATTATCTGACCAATCCTCTTACCCTCGAATATAATCTGAGCTTTAGGCTTGAATTCAAATACATCCTTGCTTCTTGAACCGTGAACGTACTTGTTTACTTTGAATTTAATCCGACCTGCCATATCAATCCATATTTCGTTCGAAGTATTCGTAAAAATCTACATCCTCAGTTAACTGGTCCATGAGTTCTTCCACATCCATATCCAGGTGTACTGATGCACCTGATACTTGCAGAGTTATACCAGAACCATAACTGCCAGAAGACCCATGAAGATTTAACTCCCTGAATCTCTCTCCGGTAGATTCATCCCGATAGTGAATGATACCGTTTTTGTAGTCATAGCTCTTTACCTCGGATAAGTGTCTTGACTCATCCCAGTTTTTCCAGTGAGGAGTAGCATCGGGAGTAGGGGGAACTGTCTTAGTATCCCACAATACGCATATTGCACAGAATACTGATACCCCTATAATACCTTTCTTTACTGCTACCCAAAGGGTCTTAGCTTCATCGGGTTCCCCGTCTGGGAGGTAATACCTTTTCATAATCTTACTCCTGCGTATTTATTCCTGATTCTTTTCTCGAAGGACTTCCCAACGGATTCTCCGTTTTGGATATCCTCTTTGAACATTCTGAAGTCGAATTCAGATACCGAATTATACCGGTATACCTTTTCCCCTTTGAAGGTTATCTCAATGTCCCTTGTCTCGTCATCAAAGATAACCTTCTCAATCCTTGATGAGCCTGTGATTTTAATTGTGTCTTTCATCTTTACTGTCCTTTAAGCTCGAAAGTGTTAAGTCCCATAGCTACCACATTATTTTCTTTACGCAATGCCTGGCATGTGAAGAAAATATCCCAGAGAGTGAAGACGGAATCAGAACTCATTTCCATTAAGTCCTCTTCCATCATATAGAGTGTACTCATGATAGTATTGAACCATCTTTGGTTTAATCCGGTTACCAACATAGTTTCAACATCCTCATATCTTTCGTTGAACGTATTGCCTTGAACCATTTTGAAGGCTTCTATATATTCCCTTGCCATTGATTCTACCGCTTCTAGAGAAGTTCCATAGCATGGGAATATAATTTTCCATTTATCTAAGCTCTTATCCTCTAAAAGGGATTCCAGCGCCTGAATATGCACATCCATAATCTGGTTCCATATTTCTTGGGCAGATAGATGCCTTTGCAATTTCAGTTTAATACAGCCTCGGTTGATTTTCATCTTTATAATATTTCGTTATGCAAATATAATACTTATTATTATAATATGCAAATTAAATTCAGTGGTGTTGTATAGGTATATTCAACAAAGAACCCCGAACCCTTCGTGGATTCGGGGCATGAGAAGTTTCACTGATTGCCTATCGGTTTAATCCTCCTCTTTCTTTGCCTTCTTTTTCTTCTTCTTGTCCTTGCCTTCCTTGGCAGGTTTCTCGGCCTTCTTTTCCTTGGCCGGCTCTCCCTTCTTTGCCTTCTCCTTCTTTGGAACAGCAGTCGAACCTGAAGCCAGCTCTGCAGCATACTTCTTTCCTTCTGCTTCGGCCTTCTCCTTCGACATCGTCTTCAGAAGAGTACGCATCTTCTGGCGATACTTCTTCTTCTGGTCCGAAGTCATCTCCTTGCCATCTACCGTAGGATAGTCGTAGGCATTCGGAGTGCTGGTTACCTCTTCCTTCTTGGGATGGGCTTCCGGCTTCTTGTTCTTTTTCTTCTCGGACTTCTCGATGGCCTTTTCCTCGTTGAGTTCCCGGGCCTTCTTGTTTCCGAGGTTGATAATGTCAATCCATGCCTGGATTTTCTTACCGTGTTTCTTGTGGCCTGTCCAGTCTTTCTTGGGGTCGAGATTGTTCTCTTCCATGTAGGCCAGCATTTCCTTCTGAGCCCGGCGAGCTTTCTTTGCTGCCAGTTCTTTCTTGCTAATGTCCTTTGCCATTGTTATTGAGTTGATTAAAAAATGAGTTTGAATTACCTTTGCAGGTTTATAGTTTGGTCATGGAGTTTTTGGTCTGCACTTCCTTTATCTCTGAGATGATTATTTCTATCCCCCGAAGATATGCCATCAATTTCAGATGGGCAATGGCATCATCCTGAGAGATGTTGGTGTATATAATCCTATATCTTTCCCCAGTGCCCTTGTTTTCAAAGGTTATGGTTAGGATATTTCCATTAGCCAGGTCTTCTACCCTTTTGACTAATGCCTTGACCTTACCTAATTTCAGGGTCTTATCTTTGATTAAAGATTGCCTTTTTCCGGGGGATAATCCTGGCACTGATAGTTGAGCATCAATGTCCTGAATCAATCGGGTCATATCCTTAATCCTATATATCAACCCTTTTACGGAGGAGTTAAATTGTCCCATTGAGGTCTTTGAATAAAGGTGTCACTTCCTATTTTCTGGGCATATATTTCAATCAATTGCTCAGTTCTAGAGATAATATACTCTGCCATCAGTCTATTTTCTTCGGTGATGTCTTTTTCTTCCTCTAGCAATAGCTGATATGATTGCAGTTGATTACATAATGCCAGGTATATAATTTCATCGTCTTCTTGCATATACCTATACAAAGTGGGGAGGTCCACCCTTTGTTTTCGGATGGCCTCCCCTGTATGACTCAAAAACTATGTCCGAATTGGTTAGGCTGCATCGTGTGCCTATTCCTCATCGTCTTCGTCCTCTTCGTCATCCTCTGCATCGGCTGCCTTCCCTTTCTTACCCATGCCGGGCATCTTCGGGACCAGCGTGCCGTGCTCCTTCTTGGACTTGACGGATACTCCGGGGATGGTTGCATTCGAGACAGCAATCACCTTGCCGTCCTTGTCGGTAACCACTGAGGTGATGAGAACGCCGTACTTCCGTACGTTCATGGCGAAGGTCTTTGCAACGTTGCCACCGCCCAGGTCGATGATATCGCACTGTTTGCTGTTGGGTCGCTGACCAGGTGCCCGGTTCTTGAGTCGCTCCTTCATGGCCTCTCGTTTGGCCTTCTTCTCTTCTGCGGTCAGTTCTTTCTTACCGCCTTTTTTCGTTTCTGCTTTTGCTGCAGCATTTGCCTCAGCTGCTTTGTCTTTCTTCTTGGTTGCCATATCTTTTATTGATTAAGGTTTTTGATTAAAAAGAGGGCTGACCTGAATGAATGAACTTGATGCCATCTTTACCAGGTATTATCTTCAGCTAATTAAGAGTATAGCAGCCCTCAGGAATTGTTATAGTCGGAAGGACCCTTACTTTTTCTTTTTCTTGGTGTCATTCTTGGAAGCGGCCTTTGCCTTGGGCAGAGTGATGCCCAGCTCCTTGGCAACCGCCTTGCGGAGTTTCTCCACGTCCTCCTCGTCGAATTCGTCGGGGTCAGTTTCGAGTTCTTTGTCGTCGCAGAGGTCCTCTAGAGCTTCGAAGTCCATGCCGGCCAGGTCCTCAGGGGTTACCCCGTCATCCTCGTCATCCTCATCTTCATCCTCGTCATCCTCATCTTCATCTTCATCCTCATCTTCATCCTCGTCATCCTCATCTTCATCTTCATCCTCATCTTCATCCTCGTCATCTCCGGCTTCCTCATCCTCGTCATCCTCATCTTCATCCTCATCTTCATCCTCGTCATCTCCGGCTTCCTCATCTTCGTCGGAATCTTCGGCTTCCCCACCGAAGATATCCTCGGCATCTTCTGCCGAAATAGGAGTCAGAAGTGCATAGGAACCGTCATCGTATTTGATGAGGATAACCCCGTTAGAGAGAACCTTGCGTTCTACCTCTTTTGCTGCAGCTTTTTTCTTTGCCATAATTTAATGAATTAAAAGGTTGTTTGAAAAATGTTTGATTGATTATAGTTTCGTGATAAACTTTTGAGTATATATCTCCTTGTTTTCTTGGACCGCCATTGCTTTCAAGAATACGTTTTTATCCCTGATAGCTTCTACTTTCTGAGTAAATTCGTTTTGGTCTTTTACTTCGAAAGGTTCACCTTCTGTGGTGAAGGTATCGTCTACCGCATTACCTGTTTCGGTATAGTATTTTTTTATACCTACTATGAGTTTTATACCATCCCAGGGATTTTCTGGCTCCCTTTTATTTACTACTGTCATTTCGCTATTCCGTTTTTATATGCAGTATAATAGATTCTCGTATATCCTTCTTGTCCTATTCCGGAGTTCAAAGCAGTATGGATATCCCTGTAACCCTTTCTACCTGCCCTATAATCATGAGCAAAGTGTTCAGGATAAATATAGTGTTCTCCACATACCGTTTGGTTAGTTACCAAGTAAGCATACCATCCAGATTTCATTTTCATACGGAAATCTGACCTTGGAACAAAGCCTTGTGATAATAGTTCTTTGAGAATATACTTCTCATTTAACCTCTTTCTTACCAAAGGCATCCCACCTGCCCTACTCAATACTGCCCTTTGATATTCATTCCAATGTCTTTTAGTCCACCTGATAGAACTGATAGCAGAACGTTTAGTTATGGCTTTATATGCAAGGGCTACTTTAATTTGAGCCCAGGTTAAATCACTCTTCTTCGTAAAGAGCCTTCTTTCTTTTCGACTCCATCTCCTTAGCCTTCGATAACTTAACAAACTTTTCCGGAACAGGCTTGAGTAAAGTTCTATATTCTTTTGCTCCATAATTAAACTTATCTACCAAGTTCAAAAAGTACTTTTCCTTTTGTTGAGAGCCCAACCTCTTTTTCCGAGCAATCCTCTTACCGATTTCCCTTTGGGCTGTTTCCTTATGATTTCTGTAGGCTTCGGTTAGCAATATCTTGGATATAGGTTTCTTCCTTTTTCCAGCTATAAGTAAAGAATTACCTATAACAAACTTTTTCTCAAGTGCTGTTTTACCTTTTATCCAATGAACTGCTTTTAAGTTCTCTCGTCCATAATAGATTAAGAACCTTTTTCTGGCTGCCTTCAATGAATAGAATCCCTGTAATACTACTGCCGGTTCTCCTTTGTAGTTGTAGGACCACGGATACCACTTATGAAGGTAAATCTTTAAGTCCATTTCTTTTACTACCTTATTGAACCTATTGTAGTACTCTCTCCTCCGTTTCTTTTCCAGGAAGTATGCCCTTACATCAGGAGGTAAAGAATCGGGGTCTACTACCCCGTTAATCCTGGTAGCTTCTTTTAAGCATTCCCGGTATCTATCCAGAAAGCGTTTATCCCTTTCCCTATATTTATGAACCTTTAGTTTTCCACAGAGTACTTTCCTTTGCCATTGCTGTTTTAGTTTTAGACTCATCTTAAGAACTTGAGGAGGTACCCATGGGATTCCTAATCTATAGCAGGATTCTTCAAAGTCATCATGACCCTTGAATCTAAATACAACAGGCATACCCTACTCTTTCTTTTGTTTACGTAATGCTGCCCGATACCATTGCTGAATGGATTTCTCCTTGGCATCAGGAAACTTCTTTTGCACTCTTCTAGTAATACGGTCGATTGATAAACCTTTGTAGGTTAATTCGAATACATAGGATTTCTTGGTTCCTTTCCAGAGACCGTTATCATCCTTCTCTTTCTTAGGTTTTTTAGGTTTCTCCAACCCTTTCACCCTCTTAGTTTTCTTTTGCTTGGTTACTGCATCTTCTCCAATGAACCCTAAATTGAGTTGATAGTTTCTCATAGGGTCGTCCTTTGCATAACCCGCAAGGTCTAGTTGCTGGTCCATCCACTTATCATACTCATCAATAAGGGAGTTATCCGGCTTATTTTCTGAGTGGTGAATCCATGATGCCAGTCCATTGTAATCTGCTGAACAAGCATCTGGGAAGGGCATGCCGAGAGCAACTGCTCTTCTTTTCATGTCCTTGTAGGTCATATTTTCTAGCCCACTTCCCATGACCTTAAGCTTTTCCTTGTTAAGCTTTAACGGTCTTTTGTCCTTTTTCTTACTTTTGCGCATATTTATATAAGTATAAAATTTATTTTCTTATTTCGTTATGCAAATATAATCAAATTTCTCGAAGTTGCAAAATATTTGCATTAAAATTCTAAGAGTTAGATTTAGTGGTTCTTTTCCGGCGTAATTTATAGGCAGTATCCAGAGTCTCACAAGTAAAATCCATGTTATTTATTGATTTGTAGTTAATAGCTTTCTGGATAACCTCCCTGTACTCCTTCCAGAACTTCAAGCCCCCTTTACTATCCACCGTTTTTTCAAAGTACCTTGTAACCAAAAATCCAAAGGTATCGGCAATAGGCTGACTCTCGAATATATACATCCTTAAATCAGTAACAGCCTTAATAACATCATCCTCTCTCTTAATTGGCATCACCCCATAACCCTCTTCTGGGAAAAGTTCATCTGATACTATAGCTGTGAAATACCTCCTACCGGAAGGACCGTTCTTCCAATACTCAGTAATCAATTGCCTTATCTTAAAGTCAGGTATTCGATGAAAGTAAGATAAGTATACCTTATCCTTCTTAGTTGACCTTCTCTTATATGCTGTAGTAGCTTGTAATACACGAGGCATTATTCGATAGTTGTTCCATCTATCAAACTCAAGAATCAGAGCATAGAGGTCTTTATCCCACTTATTCTCTGATTCTTTCAGCCTTTTCATATTCTTTATGATTCTTGGGTTTGTTATAGAAGTTAACAACCAAGATGAATCTCCTGAATGTATCTTTGCTTCCTCCTTTGGTAGCCTTTTAACCATAGCTCCAAATAGGTAGTCCCTGAACCTCGGTTCTATTGGAGATTGGGGATTTACTAATGATGGATGAAGTTCAAAGTAGTCAGAGAATAGTTTGAAGAATTTTTCTGCCCTGGCCTTTAGTTCCAGATATTTGTAATGAGACATCTTGAGAATTTCTCCAGCTTCCCAAGTTGATAGTCCTCTGCCCTGAATAAACATCAGGCTATTCTTCTCGGGCTCGGTCAAACAGTCCCAAGCCAATTCTTGATGTCGTTCCATATTTAGTATTGTTTGTTCATTAAAATATCTTCAGTACTACCGTCTGGAATCTGAGATAAGTCTACTTCATAGTCTGCCGAATACATCTTATACTCGTCTGATTCATGATAGGCAGAGTAGAGTACATTTTCTCGAGGTACCTCTATTTCCAAACTGCCGTCCATTTCTGGATATAACTTTACCAACATCATCTTAGTAGACAAGTTGTTCTCCAATAAGATTGCAGGTATTCCCTCAAACGGATATCCTCTAAGTACCACGTAATCCCCAATAGCTACCCGGGTAATATCATCTGCAGAGAATATCTTATTGGCTTTAGACATTCTTCTGTATTTCTTTACCTCTTCCTTAGTTATGGTAGCTACTACTGAGTAATCATCAAAGTCCTCGGCATTATCCACCCTCAGCCTCTTTCTTTTCGGACGATAGTCAAGGGATTTCATGAAAGACATTATGCCTGGTATGTCTTTCTTTAGTTTGTTTAAGTAGTATCTATCAAAAGCTTTCTCAGGCTTCATTCGTATGAATCCGTAGTTGAACAATAATGGTACATCATCGTACTCATTATTACCCTTTCGAGATTTCTTTAATACGCTGATAGTAGGGATTATGGCTTTCACATGCTTATACCCCCTACTTTTCAAATCAGAGTTGATTCTTTTGTAGAACTTCCTATCAAGCCTAAAAATACAGTATACGTAGAGGGTCTTCATATTACTTATTTAATTTCCGGACATACTTGAATATGTCCATATAGTTTAACAACCTTTGTACTTCTTTGAACATGTATACGGATAGGTGTACCTTTTGGGTTTTGATTTCCATCCGTGATAGTTCTGAACAACTGTTTAACATGAATAAATCCAATGCTCCATTACCTTCTATAATAAAAAAGGCCTCTCCTTTGGGCATGGAGTTATACCTCATAATCAATACGGGTATTTTTCCACATCGTTTGGCATCCTTTGTAGCCTGTTCCCAGAAAGAAATGATTTTACAACTTCTAAGGCCTAAGAGTATATGTTCGAATTTAATTTCCTGATAGTTCTTACATTCAATGCTGAAAGGGAATCTTCTCGAATGTTTTTCATCAGTGCATACCAAGTCTCCCATAGCATCTTTTGCCTTTGCCCATCCTCCTGAGCCAGGGGTTCTAGAAAATTTATATCCTGTCCAGGATTCCCAGGCCTTTGCTATGGTACGCTCGAACCTGCTTCCTTTGTTTCTACTGTTCTTTCTCATGGTTTTGATAGTGTTTAATACCAATAGTCATTAGCGGTATTGTGAAAGGCCCCTTTCTCTGGTCACAGTAAGCACCCTGGCATTGGGTATTGGGAGTGATTCCTGATGTGATATAAGGTATAGGGTTTTATCCTTGTATATTTTCCTGATAAGGCCTATTACGAGGTCTACATACTCTGAACTAAGGTTCTCGAATACCTCATCCAAGAAAGCAATGTTAATCCCTTTAGCCTTAGTCATAACTTCATTCATAGCAAATGCCATAGCTATGTTCACCAAAGTTTTTTGACCACCTGATAGCTCTTCATAAGATACCTCTATACCATCCATAATTATCTGGGTGTTGAAGTCCTTCTTTACACCCTGGATATCTACATAGAACAGTATACTAAACCCAAGTACCTCTGAATATGATTCCAGAGTCTCATTCAATATATCCAAAGAGCTTTCAAATAAGAAGGCTTTTATACCCCTATTTCCAAGGGGGTCATCCATTACCCATTTGTAGTTATCTACTTTAGCCCTCTTTTCCTCCATCTCACTCTCGATAGATTGAAGCTTATCTGATATGGTTAATAACTGGGTCTTATATTTCTTGATTAGGCCCAGGTTAACACCAGCTCTCTTTTCAGACAAAAGCTTCTTTATCTCAACATGGGTTAAATCAATATCCCTCTGAACTTTATTTGCCTCATATTCTTGGTCCCTAAGTTCTTCTAACTTATCCCTGTAGTTGGAGATTTTGTCCGCCAGTTTAGAACATTTATCTTGTAACCTTTCTATATCTCCAAAGGCTTTCTTTACCTCCATTAGACGTTTCAAAGAGTTTTTAATATCACCTCTCTTTAGTAACTTTATAATTACACCAATAAACTCTTCTAGAGATACCCTGGTCTTCTTCTTGGCATCATTTATCTTATTGAGTAACTCCTTTTGATTGTCCCTGGCTTCCTGAATTCTCTGTTCTATACGGTTCTTATAAGTTACTGTCTCCTTAAGCTCGTTCTCTTTTTTGGCCTTAGCTAGCAACGATAACTTCTTTTCCAAAACCTTTACTCTTGAAGATAGGTCATTCTTTACATGGTTGGCCTGCTTCTTCAAGTCATCAAGCATTCGCTGAATAGATTGCTTCTTTTCTTTGCTTGATGAGTACTTCTGGCTTATTTCATTGTACTCTCTCAAAGCTTCCGTATAGTAGCCCTTTGCAATATCCCTTGCCTTGGATATGTATCCCAACTCAAAAATCTCCTCAAACAAGTCTTTCTTGTCTGAAGAGGATTCTTGTATCAGTCTTTTCATACCTTGACCGAATAGTATAGAATTCATAAAAAGGCTATAAGACATACCCAAATCAGCGTTTATAAGCGCCTGTATCTCCCCCTTATTCTTTTCAGATACTTCAACAGCATCTATCTCATATATGAGTCTATCTTTACCCTTAGCTCCATTTATCTCGCCTTTATATTTAAGGCATCGAGTTATCTTATGGGTCTTTCCATCCTTACCAAAGTATATCTCTACTTTAGTACCGTTATAATTCTTAGGTCTGTATTTCTCCCAAGTATTTACATCTGATTTACCTTTTAGATTCTTACCATAAGCACCCCACACCAGAGCTGATAAGATTGTAGTCTTACCTTCCCCTGTAGCCCCTCTGATTACAGTTATACCCTTTGAACCCAGATTTAATTCAAGGTAAGGTATAGAACAGAAGCCCTCTATGATTATATTTCCAAACTGTATCATTCTGCCTCCTTTATTACCTTTAATAATGTGGCCTTCTTTTCTTTGTCTTTTATGCCCTTGGCTTTCATATATCGGCGTACCATAGATTTCTTAGTAAGTTCCCGATTTATTTGCGGGGTATCTTCCACCGCCACAACCCGAGACTTGCTAGCAATGACAGTATAATAATTGCCATCATCTTTAATTTCATCCTCTGAGGATACATCCACAAATTTAGGAAAATCATTTAACGGTATAAATTTAAGTGACATATCTGAGTATACTTCCCAGTAGCCCAATTCACAATTCTTATCAGTTCTACGTTGTTGATATGGTGAACCTACCATATACACCTTCTTACCTAACCTCTGGGGTTTGTGTATATGCCCACAAAGAGTTAAGTCAAACTTTGATATAGAATTTATATTCAGGTTCTCTACACTGTTTACTACTGTACCGTCCGTATCCTTTGCCCCAGGATAGTCAGTATGTAATAGGAGTATGTGTTTACTTCTTTTACTGCCAGTAAGCTTTAGTTCTGATATGTATTTAGATAAACCTATATTATGGTCTATATAAGGTATTCCATATATATAACATTTATCTACATGAACTCTTTTGTAATCTATACACTTAAACCATGGGTATATCATAGATAAAGTTCTATCCCATGAAATTGGTTTATGGCCTATTTCACTACGAGTACTTATACAATGATTACCCGATATAGAATATAATTTCCACTTACGATGAGATAATTGATTAAACTCTTTTATTAACCTGTACAATAACTCATTGCTTATAATCTCAGGTCTATGTATCAAATCACCCACATGTACTGCGGGTACTCCAAGCTTTTCACATCGTTGAGATATAATGTCCAATACTCTAAATCCACTATGCTCTCTACTTGGAAACTTCTTATAGTCTGATATGTGTAAGTCTGAAAATAATAAGAATTGTAGTTTAGGCCTAAAGTTCATACGACCGTCATCTATACACTGTTGAGTATTCTCCTTATGAGTACACCAATATAGGTTCTCTACAGAGTTATTCTCTCTATTATTATCCCTATGTCCTACACAGGGATTATTATATGGATTAGGTATATAAGTTTCAGCTACTAACCTATGTATATATACTCTACGTAATCTATTCTCCTTTCTTATTTTCAATACCGCTTGTACATAACCGTTAGACCTTACATACGTCTTATTTCTCTTATAAGTGTCTGTTAAACGGCCTACCTTATCATACCTACTATATAAAAAACCTTCCCGAGAAATATAATATCCCGGGAAGTCTTTAATATTATCTACCTTATCTACCTTCATAACTGAAGAAATTTCCTTATTAAATGCTTTCTCTTTTCGTAGTTCATCTCATCTAATATGAGAACCTTTACCTTGTAACCCATGATTTCCAAAGTACCAGTACTTGGTATTCCATTCACTGCTTGCATTACTTTGGAATCTGGCTTGTACCCCCACAGGTCAAGTAATCCATACATAACCTGAGAAACTTGGAACTGATAGTACTTTGACAGTACTCGTTTCCCGTTATCCTCGGTTACCCAGTCCTTGAAAAAGCTTGAGGAGAATGGTATGAATATCAAGTGAGTACACTGTTGACCAAGTAGCATTTTGCATAAGTTTATAGCATGGTCCAGGTCACACTCTGCCAACCTATGAGATAACTTATTGATGAAGTATGCTGCAGAGTCAAAGTATGACCTGTCAGTTACAAAGTTATCCTCCCCTCGAAAGGCTTTGTTACGAAGATTGAGTACCTGCATATCCTGCATGAATACTGTCTTTGCATCCTGCTGAATCATGTCAGCGTGGGGCATGTCTTTTGTTTCGGGCACCAGGTCAGAGTATGAACCAGATATAAAGGGTATCTTCAACATTTCCGATACTTCCTTTGCAATGGTTGTTTTCCCTACTCCGGAAACACCTGTAAACATAATTTGATATTTACCGTTGTACATACGTTTGTAGTTTTTTGAAAGGTTCCAAAAAGTCAGGTATCTTAAATGACCTCAGATTGAACTTATCGAGGACCATGAATAACCTATCTTTCCTTATATTATTAGTACATCCTTTTACCCAAGGGACTTTCTTTATCGGGTATAGAGTTAAAGCAGCTTTCAAATCTATAAGAGGCTTGTTCTTCTTATATAACTCTTCTAGCTGGTCCCTTTCTATGCCCTTAAACTCTGCTCCTCTTGCATCTATGAAGTCAGCTATACTCCCGAATTGGTTCAGGAAAGCTTTGGTCTTCACTTCACCCATACCGTAGTAACCCGGGATATCATCAGACTTATCTCCGTTAAGTATTAGGTAA